CACTCAGCTAGGATCGAGTCGTGCACGATGTTACGAACCCAACCGATACCCTTCAGGTCTTTACGTACTTCGATCATTGCACTCAAGCAGATGTCCGAAGCAGTTGACTGAGGCACGAACGCTTGTGCTTGGTTGAAGACGTCCTTCTGATTCTCCTTGGTCAGTAAGTAGAAGCGACGGTGCCTGCCGAAGGGTGTTACTAGGTGTTTACCAGCTCGGACACTCAGGCGAATGTCCCGTAGGTATTGGTTGATCTCAGGAATGACGTCGAAGAAGTTATCTCGAGCGACTCTTGCTTCAGCCAGAGACATTTCGTACTCGGCGGCGAGACCCTCAGCAGTGCGTCCGTAAGCGAGGCCGTAAACGAAGGCCTTGACGCGAACACGGAATTCTTTCCATAGTGCCGGGTCAGTTGCTTCCTTAGCTCCTGCGGAAGGGAAAACAATGGGCGTGAGGTCATCGAAGAGGTCGATCTCTGGAGTCCAGAAGATGTTCCTAAAGTATTGATCTCCAGCCAGAAAACTGAGGACACGTAGTTCAGCCTGACCGTAATCCGTTTGGACAAAGACGCGATCCGGCGCGCCCGGTACAAAGAGCTTTCGAATAGCGGATCCTCTGGGAACGTTCTGCAGGTTAGGGTTCCTACAACTAAGGCGCCCAGTGGTAGTTCCGTGCAGGAGAAATGTAGGGTACACACGACCACGATATAGTCGCTTTCTCGTTCCCTTGATATAAGTTCCATACAGCTTCGCCTTTGTCCTGTGAATGAGTAGTGCGTTGCAGAACTTGGTGACCTCGTCACGATGTGGAAAGTTCAGACTCTCTCGCGACCGAAGTTTATCTAGCAGTGTAGTGATTGTGTCCTCGTTGGTCGACTTTACACGCACACCACGTGTGGCAAGGTACTCAGTGATCTGCTTAGGCGATCTTGGGTTGATACCGCCACCTTGCTTAGCTGGCCTGAAGTCTACCTGCAAGCCTGGCATGTCGATGATCTTGTCCATCTCTTCCTCGATGATGCCAAGCTCTTGCACCATCTCGGCTTCAACCTCATGCATGTACTTGGTGTCGACGGTTATCCCATTGAGTTCAACGTACACAAGTTCATTAGATGCTGCAATAAGTAGATCATGAACTCGTCGCAGTTCCGCTCCGTCTCGATGTTCACTGAAACGCTTCTCATACATCTGCCACAACGCATATGTACAGGCAACGTCCCAGGCGTTGTACTTGTAAAGTAGGGGTCGGGGTATAGCACCATAACCGATCCCAGGACCAACGTATCGTTTGATTGCCGCAGAGTAGTCAGGTGCTCCAAGGTCTTCCTGAGCCTGAACCTTGAGTCCGTGGATTCCTCTTCGCTCGTCCCAGACGTAACTGGCAAGCATGGTGTCGAAGTAGGCACTGATTCCACTTAGGCCTCCAATGTCCTTGAAGACGGTATGTAGTCCCTGAAGGTCAAACTTGATGTTCTGGCCAATGATCCTAACTCGTCGCAGCAACTCTCGAAGTCGAGTTCGAACCCCCAAGTCAGCCATCGCACTTTCACCGAGAACCAGCACCTTTCCTTCAGCATAGCCAATCCCAACGCAGAGCATGCCGTATCGATCTGGGTGCTCGAAAGCGAGGTCTTTTTCAACGTCGACCTCAATGTCAATGACAATTCCGTCAGTAGCTCGTCTCTCGACTTGTTCGAGGAGCTCAATAGCCTGCCCTGGATCCTCAGCGACGAGAAACTGGGGCTCTGCAAAATGTGCCAGTCCGGTTCCATTTAGTTTCCCCACATCCTTGACGATGAACGGGAAGAAATCTCCCTGGCGAAGTGCAGCAGCGGGGTGGAATGTTGGGATGACCTCCAAGTCAGGCAAAGGTCTGCTTCGTCGTGGAGGCCCGACACGAAGCGCGGTGACTCCTGATTGCTGTAGTACAGACTCACAAGCAGAGTTCCCCAGCGCCACGACTTGTTCCACTCCGTGATCGTGTAGCTCGGAGACGAGCCGTACTCGGCATGCACTGATTGCGGCTGCGGGAGGTGTCGAATTATCTGCCGGACGGCAAAGGCAAGCATTCGAGAGGAAGACGTCTTCTCGCTTGATGTTGTGGTACTGCATGACTCTGTTGAGCAGCTGACCGCTCGGACCAGTGAAAGGCCTACCTGCTCGTGCTTCCTGAACGCCTGGCGCTTCGCCGACAAAAGCGACCTTAGCTTGAGCTGGGCCTTCGCTAGGTACGAACTTGGACCCTGCATATAGTGGACACCGTTCGCACTCTGCGACAGGGTGCTTTCGAACCACTCCGGGTTGAATTTCGACATCAGTCACAACTCTCTCCACGTGCCCACTTCAAGAAGACATCGACGTTGTAGGTAGCCAGCAGCCTTTCCTCTCGTGAAACGGCATGCTCGAAGAAGTCAAGTTGCCGATTGCCTACAAGTGGCAATCGAGTGTGCAGTTGCACGTTTGCTTGAGCTGCTACGAACGGCAGGGAAGTGTCGACGCTTCGAATGAAAGGGCACTCCTGAGAGGCAGCATACACCTCACGAATCCACTTTCGATTCGTACCGAACAGGTGAATGTTCAGATGTGGATAGGCCTTGTGAATGACAGTAGCCAGTTTCACACGTGCGTACAAGTCACCATGATCGAGGAGCAGTCGAGGAAGGTACACAGTCTTGATCATGTGTGCGTAGGGAGCCAACATCACTGTGTCAACAGCAAGCTGTGCAATGTGTAGGTCAGAGCCTTGTGCAACGAACCCAAAGGCCACACCCGCTGCATGTAGGTCGATAGCTCTGTTCCTGAAGTACTGGAAGAAGTAGTTGGCTTCTTGTACTGTCTCCCATCCTCGTCCGAGGACATCGAAGATGCAGAGTTCGTTGACCTTGTAAAGCTCTGCTGCTCGAAGCAGTTCTTGTCCGGTAGGCTTCACAGCTTCGGCGGCACCATTGTCCAGAATGGTAAACAGACCACCCTGCTTCCTGTCTCGGTAGTGCTTCACGTATTCAGGGTGCAGGATGTGTGGCAACATGAGTTGCATCTCACCACGGTCTTGCATATCCAGTAGCTCCAGTGGTGCTATGAGTGCGACGTCCATCCGTGCTCCCCCGTTCCTCTGAAACTGCCTATTGAACTAATTATATCCTGACCTTGCTTGGAAAGTCTAGAGGGAGTATCTAACTTTTCCGACAACTCCTCCTCTAGCATCTTTTGCAGGAGCAACAGCTTGATGAACTGCATACGGCAGTAGTTGGCTGTGTCAGCGAGTTCCTCCGCAAGCATCCGTATGACGTCGTTTTCCAAGAAGGTAAAGACACCATACTCTTTCTGGCCATGCTCGTGGCGTTGCTGACACAGCTGGTCAAAGGATCTGCTGGCCTCCTCGATCAACTGTGTCATGTCTTGTACTTCTTGTTCACTCGAAGGGGTTGTCATTTGCCGCCTCTCGCCTCGCTTCACGCACTGCACGCTCAGCCATGAAGCGCTTGTCGTTGATCGCACGCTTTGTCTGATGCAGCTTGTACGGGTCGACGTTGGCAAGTGCCCAGAAGTTGAGTAGGTACACGAAGATGTCGATGCTCTCCATTACTGCATCGTACTTTGTACCAGAGTCCTTCCAGCTCAGCGATCCGCGTTCGATCTTCTTGATGATGTTGGCAAGCTCACCAGCCTCGCCGCACAGTGCCAGCACTGTATATGGGATGCTGTAGATGCAGTCGTTCTCGAGGTCGTCGAACCACTTCTCTGAGTCGAGTAGAGATTGCTTGGCAAGCTGCCCCAGTGTAGGTTCTGATCCTTGTATGTCAATCATTCGTGCTCCTGATCGCTTCGAGGAATTCGGCCTTTGCTGTTCGGGTATGGTCTGCAAAGACCCCGGTCACTGTGGTTGTAGTAGTAAGCGCACCGGAGACTCGCGCTCCTCGTAGCTCCATGCACATATGCGAGGCCCTGAGTCTAACTGCAACACCGAGAGGCTCAAGTTCATGGTCGAGGTAGGACGAGATTTCAGTGGTAAGTGCTTCTTGGACGTGGAAGCCCTTAGCGAGCTCCTGAACGGTGCGAGCCAGCTTGCTGAGCCCTGCGATCTTGCTTCGCGGTACGTATCCGACGGATGCCACACCGTGGAACGGTAGAACGTGATGTGCACATAGTGAGTAGAACGGAATCGGATGCATAACGACCATGTTCTGGTCAGAAGCCGTAAATGTAGTGAAGGTGAAGTCACCACGAGTTGTCATCTCCTCCAAGGCTTTCACAAATCGTGCAGCAGTCCCCTGCGTGTGGTCTTTTGAGGTGCGATGCCAAGCTTCCAGAGAGGAAAGAAGCTCCTGCGCATAGTACTCTTGACTAGCTGTCACTAGATGCCCCTTTGTGTTCGGTCCCACACATGATTGTGGACCTGCATGTTGAATCGCCAAGGCAGTCCGTCTTCGAGCACCCAGTTGATGAGCTCGTCGTAGTCGACAGTGTCCCACACTGCACCGAAGAACCACTCGACCTTCTCGTTCTTATCCTTCCAAATGTCGTAGATTCGCCTAGCTGTCTCGTAGTCGGTCTTGTCCTTGATGGTGAACTTGACTGAGTCACCCCAAGTCATGCCAAGGAAGTTCTCAGTTCGGTTGGCATTGTTGGACACTTCACCACTACCAGGCAGCTTCCAGTCCATCACCATTGCAACGGTGTCTGTGGCTAACGCTGTCCACATGATTGTACCGTTGGTGAACGCCTCAGTCATGAAGACACGTTCATCCTGTAGCAGGATGTTGATCAGCTCATCCATCTCTGCATCTGGCTGCAGGAAGGGTTCGCCACCTGTGAAGCAGACATTGGTGGACTCATGAGCACCTTGCGCCTGGTGGATGTTCTCGACTACCTCTTCCGGGGTCTTCTTCTGCCACTCATGACGATATGTTTCAGCGTCAATAGCGTGAGGAGTGTCGCAAGGCCAACCAGGACAACGAAGATTGCAACCACCGAAGCGTACAAAAACAGTTGGCTTGCCGACACGTGGACCCTCTCCTTGAACGGACAGGTAGATTTCAGAGAGTCGCAAGGCCGTCGCTCCAACCTTCATCGTACGAGCCTTCGTCGAACAATGCCACTGCGATTGTCGAATACACACAACGGTCAAGTAGTGTGTCGCGCACCGACTCGTTCTTCGGCTTGCCAACCTTCTTGAACAGTCGAGGCAGTAGCACTCGCAGACGTGCCTGCTTGGTAGCGATCAGCTGTTCGACCGAGTGACCTGGTGTCTGACTCATCTGGTAGGCAGTGTCATAGAAGTTCTGCCACTTACCGTCTCCCGTTACCACTCCTGCGTAGTCCGCCGCCTTTGCGCGATTCATTGCGACGGCCTCGATGACCACTCGCTCGAACGGGTCGGAGGGGTCGAGCGTGATCGGTGTCTGACTGGTCATTTGACATCCCCATGTCTTCTGGTGTGGTAGGCACGAAGCCTAGTCTGGTTGTGTTGGTATCAGGGTCATACACTTGCTCGACGACTGTCAGGAACATCCTGTAGGTGTTTGGACCCGTTACATGCCCAGTCGCATCGTCGAGCTTGCCTTTGTAGTTGGCGTGGAAGTTAGAGGTTCTCGTAGTAGCTTGCAGAGGTGCCATCAGTCTCCTTCACCTTGACTACGGTCATCAGGGGGTGCGCAAACTTGAACGCGTCGTAGATGTGTCGAGCAAGGTTCTCTGCAGTTGGCTCGACCAACAGAATGTCGTTCAGATCACGATGATCAAACGTACTGTCGATCCATTCCTTGATGTCGCGCAGATCTCCGTAGTCCTCTACGAAACCTTGCTCGTTCAGCTGCTCAGCTTCGAGCATGACGATGACTGTGTAGTTGTGCCCATGTACGCGCGCACACTTGTGACCTTCGTACACCTTGGTCAGGTGGTGTGCTGCACTGAACTTGAATTCCTTAGTGATTTGGTACATTAGCTGTACCTCTTGTCGACAAGTTCGAGTTCGATGTTGGTCTCCATGCAGACAGGTACCTGCTTGAAGTAAATGGTTCCATTCACTATGGGTCTGACGCTGAACACCTCCTCGTTGGCACTGCACTCGTGCGCATGCTTGTAGATCAGTTCGACTAATTTCTTAGGCATTGCTTGCCTCCTTGACAGCTTGCTTCCAGTATTCCCTGTCTGCATACACAGTGTGGTCCCTTGTTGCCACGTCGTACCCACGCACCTTGCATGCCATGTCGATTGCTTCTAGACGCTCGACGCATGTACCACAACGTCCGCAGTGTGCACCTTCACCCTTGTAGCAACTCCAGGTCTGATCGAGAGGTACTCCAAGGTCAAGAGCACGTCCTGCAATGTACTCTTTGCTCTCACGAATGTAAGGTGCCAGAATACCTTGAAAGTGACCGAAGCCTTTATTGCCCAGAACCATTGCCTGTTCCAGCTTGCCAAGGAACTCGGGTCGGCAGTCTGGGTAGATGAAGTGGTCACCTGCATGCACTGCCGTTGCGATGTAGTTGGCATCAAGTGACACTGCAATGCTACATGCAATGCTCAGCATCATCATGTTGCGGTTGGGTACTACAGTTGCCTTCATGTTGTCCTGTGCATAGTGACCTTCAGGAACGTCAGTAGCACGCGACACAAGCGAAGAACCACTTGCGTTCAGGAACTTCATCAGACCCGTGTCGTACATCTTGATGACAGAGTGATGATCGTCACCGAAGCACATCCATGCAGCACTCTTGGCGTACTCGAGCTCTCGCACGTGCCGTTGACCGTAATCGAACGACACCACATGCTTTACGTCATAACCTTGAGCAACAAGGTCAAACAGCATTGTGACGCTGTCAAGACCTCCACTCACAACTGCTATGACACTACCCCGATCTGGGTTTGAGTTCACTACGCTCTGTCTCCTTTATGACGGTGATGGTTGGATAGATCACTTCAGTCTTACCCTGACGCTGACGTCTGATCAAGCCACGCTGCTCGAGTGTCTCGAATAGGTGGTTTGCATCTCGAGCCGTAAGGTGATAGCTCTGCATGAGCATAGAACGAGGCAGACCACCTGGATGCCGTTGAATGTTCTGCACAATTGTATCTATGCGCTTCTCTTCCGTGCCCTTACCTACGTTCTCCATTACATCAAGTGCATGCGCATACCACTGCTCGCCATACTTGATCGCACGAAGGATATCGAGCAGCTCGATAGTGATCGTGTCATTATCGTCTGGCTTCTGCCTTGATGCACAGATGAGTAGTGCAGCCTTGAGGATCGACTTAGCAAGCCTGTCAGCTACAGGTGTCATGATCGAAGGCATCTCTGCCTTCAACCCATTCTCGAGTAGGACGCCTTCAAGCTCATTGAACCGGATCCAGGCTTCATCTGACATGACTGCATCCGTGGTAAGGGGTTGCTCAAGTGTCACGGCAGTGTTCTTGATCTGCATGCTCTGGATCCTATTGTGCATTGCATGAATGTCAGTTAGCTCCTCCTGGATGGCTTCCCGCTGTCCAAACGACGCAATGGTCGGCGGCCCCACGGGCCTGACACGTTGTAGGTCGGATTCCGCAGTAATGAATACGAAACGCGGCATGAAGCCTGACGAGACCATTTCAATGTCGAGAGCTCCACATACGCGGTCCTTGATACCGCCACCGAAGACGATGAGCCTTGGGTCTCGTACTTCAACTGTTTCCTTTCGCAGGATCCTACGCTGCAATTTGCCGTCGTACAACTTTGTCAAGAGTTCAGCCATACCAGCCATGTAGTCCTTCTTGACCATCTGGCTGATAAGACCGCTGAATTCATCTCGGAGGAAAACCGAGGGCCTGTTCGGACGTGTTGCCAGGGAAGTCAAGAGCCCTTCGATCGAGCCGTCCGTTGCCATCACTACCTGGTCGTCGACTTCGGTTACTAGATCCATTGCTATGTCCATCGCTGTCGTTTTTCTTGTCAGCGTTGTGTCTGCTAGGATCATAAACCATATGTTCGGGATCACCGTTCCGTATGAAGTCGGCAAGCGCACACTCCCCGCCAGCAAGGAACTGAGCGCAACGAATGCACCAGCCTGATGGTATTGTGGCGCTGCATCTCCAAGTGAACTCGCCCATTTGATGTACCTCTCGACGAAAGTGTCCTCTGCATTAGCTACTGTGGCAATTTCCTCCTCGGAAAGGAGACGCGTCATCTCTTCAGGGTTGGGTACAAGTAGTGAGGTATTCAGGTCGTAGCGGTATTCAGCTCGGCATACCTCTTTCCACAACTGCTCCTGTGGTCTGTTGTCTCTGGCGTACTTGTTACAGCCAGCATCGCGAGCAATCTTGAATACCTGTTCGCGATCAAACCCTGCCTCGAAGAGCATGAGCATGAACTTCCACAGTAGCTCTGACCAGCTTTCAGATGTCGGTACCTCGTTGAAGAGGATCCAGATCGTAGGGCTCTGTCGAAGCCGATTGCTCTGTAGTAGCTGTTGCGCTTCGCCTTCCAGATAGGGAATGTCTGGCATAGGTATGTCGATATTGACGTAACCAGGGGTGGGTGGGTACTCGTCGAAGTCTGTCAGTTCATAGCGTCTGTTAGGGTTTGCTTCCACGATGGTAACAACAGGAGGACCAGTCCCATTGTCGTACTTGAAGTTGAGTGTATATGGGACTCGAAGGAGCTGCGTTAGATCCCAGCCACTTCTATCAGCGCCCTCTTCTGCGTGTTTGTACGCAATGCGCTTACTGAGATCCTGTGCATCTTGCGGGTCTACCTTTTCCGAAAAGCACCACAGGGCCTGATACCTACGTGGCGAACTCTCGATCGTTACAGTGGGTTGGACCAGTAGGTCCTCAGGCTTGAAGAAGTCAAGGTCGGCCCATGCACTAGGGGTTATAGTCGCAGCTTCCTTCTGTCGCTTCTTCTCATCGAACAGGTGCGGACAGAAGTAGACTGTGTGTGTCATAACCCTACTAGTTATGGCACGGAGCATGAGTGCTTCATCAGTAGGCCAGTGGAAGAACTCTTCCTTGAATCCGCCCTTACTTGGCCTAGGTCCTGGTGTCACGAATGATAGGCAGACGTACCCCTCGGTCTCCTTTCCATAGATCGTACGAAAGAACATCTTTCGTGCGTTCTCTACTTTAGGGTCGAGAAGGTCAATCTTAGGCACGATAGCCCTTCTGTTTCAAGGTGGTTGGCCTGACTCGGGATTTTGACTAGCTTATCCTCGCAGGCAGTAGGTACAGGACTTTCGCCCGAGCGTCGAGTGACTTCAAGGGGAAGCGACTCTGTGCTCTGCTCCGAGCTTGCCGAAACTAAGCTCGGCATTTGTACTCATCCCTATAGCAACCACGTTCATGAGATTGGGTTACGGCAGAATCGAGCCGGCCCCAGACGCCACGCGAGGTCCACCCTGAGTGGCAGTACCCGCAGTGCCTGCAGCCTTGAAGCCGTTCACCTCGTTCTTGTAGAGGCGCTCGCCCGGCTGGCCCTCGTTCTCTTCCTTGTACTTGTCACGCTTGCGCACGACAATGGCGACTGCCTCGCGACCCTCGAGCTCCTCGGCCGGTGGCACCTGCTTGATGCCACGAACGTCCTCGGCGAACCCGGTTGCCTTGAGCAGCTGTGCCAGCTTGAAGAGCACGTTCTTGCCAGGAATGCTGAAGAGCATGATGGACGTGAACAGCTTGCGGTTGTCGTACTCACCGCCATTGACTGTGAGCATCACGTTCCAGTAGGGCTTGCCCTCATTGTCGCCCTTGCTGACCTCACGACGTTCGATCTCGGTGACGAACACGTCGTACTCACCACTCGGAAGTGGCTGATACGACCTGCCCTCACTGGAGGCCTCATCGTCGGTGAAGTCGATGTAGATGTTGTCGTCGTACTCTGACATGGGTACTCCCCTTACAGGACCATTTCACTGGTCACAGGTGTCTCGTCAGACTCATCGCTGGCGAGGTCTCGCGGTGTCGGAACTTGCCGACCTTCGTACATGAGCTTGAACAGCTGTGGCATCGTTGGCGCAATCACTGTCTGTGGTAACTTACCCACACGCGACTTGGCCATGATCTTCTCGGTCTTGTCGTTCAGGAGAATTCGCTGTTCTCCGTCATACCCATCAACGCCCTCGTCGCCGAGGTCCTTGAGATAGTAGTACGACACGATGTCGAGTAGACCGGGCACTTGCTGTGCCAACTTACCAGGCAGGTCAGGTAGAATTGATACCCTTCCTGTCTTCTTGTCCTGACGTTCCTGGGCTAGTGCAGTGAAGATGGTATTCATCGGTAGGTCACGGAACCCACGAATCATCCTCTTCAACTGACTAGAGCTCACGCCCCAGTCACGCTGTGCAGGTACATCGGGATCGAATCCCTTACGGTCGTCCGACTTCTCTTGCGCCTTCTGCATGACATGTTCCATGTTGAAGCGCTGGATCTCCGTAAGCGAGTCAAGCACGATGGTTCTCCATGGATGACCACCCATGTAGAGGTCGTGGTACACCTGTTGCATCTCTGGCCACGACGTAACGCGCACCTTCTGCACATTGGGGTACACGTCTTCGAGCGACTGGGTACCTCCTTCGATGTCGATGAAGATGACGGGTTGCAGTAGTTCGACCATGTCACATGATCCTGCAAGCGTCGTCTTACCGATCCCGGATTCCCCATAGATCAACCAGTTGATGAACCCTCGTTCGTCTTGTACCTTCACGACCTCGAGTCCACCCAAACTGGTGGCTGTCAGTGTTCCTGGAATGTTATTCACCTCCTCGAGCTGTATCAAACGCACGTTGTACATTCACAGCATGCGTTACCGCTTCTAGGTGTTCAGGATAGAAACACCTATGCACCATACACAAATGGTCAGGTTCTAGACCATCTGGAATTGGACCTTTATAGAGTTCGAACGAAACTCTATGTACGAAATAACGTTTGTAGTCGAGGTAAATAAATCCATACCCTTTGTGGTTCAGGTACCCTTCCCATAACCAACAGGGAGTAGTGACAAGAGTGCTGCCCTGTTGAATAGTACGCTTAGCAAGGAGTCTTCGCTCGACAAACTCTTGTTCCGTTTCATACCAATGTTGGGAAGGCACTTACTCCCCACCCTTCGTGTCAGTCGAAGCGTCCTGTCGGACGTAGTAGTGCTCCTTGACATCAAACATAGTGTCAAGAAGGAACTTGTAGTCACCACGTGTGTTCTTCTCCACACAGGGTTCGAAGAAGGCACACGTCTTGCAACTAAACCTACCAGGGTTGGGGTACATCGCAAGGTTGGGGTTGATCATCTCGAGCGCTTCGAGACCGATATTGATCTCGAGCTCTTCGAACTCGTCCTGAGTCTTCGTCACTTCGGAGCGACGGTGGAACACAGTACCCTCTTCACGAAGGTAGTTCAGGTAGTCATCGTATAGGCCCTGTTCGAATGCATCTGCATCTTCGAACATGACAGTGCGCACGTAGTGTTCATAGTCAGTGTCTTGGTTCTGAGCCACACTGAACATACGGCCAAGGCGCCTGTTCTTGTTCTGCTTGGGAGGCATCGGGAAGCCCTTTTTCATCTCGACGTAGACAAACCCGATGACATTGATGCCGATCTTGCGAAGTGCCCAGACGTACGAACCTACCTGGTCGTCGAGGTACAGGAAGTCCTTGTCCTCACGGATCTGTGCTGCAGTCTTCCAGTCATAGATCCAGTAGTTGCCAAGCTCATCAATGGCCAACATGTCACAGCGCCCGGCATAGACTACAGGCAGTCCTAGCCAACGCTCTTGTCGGTAGAGAGCTTCATGGGTTGCTTCAGAGAGCGAAGCACCGAGGTTGTCTTGCCTGTACAGGTCTTCACAGTTAGTACGCCATTCGACATAGCCTGGATGTGCCTTCCACTTGTCCCAGCACTCGTCGCACTTGCACCAGATGGCTTCTTCCCCAGTAAGGGGGTTCTGGATCGCGACCATGAACTTGACTTCTACCTTGACAGGCTTGAAGCCTTTGTCCTTGATTGGGGCAACTTCCTTGAAGTAATACTGCATCATGCCTTCGCCAAGCTCGACACGTTCCTTGTAGTCGATGTCAGCTTCGTCGTCAAGGAACATAGTGCCTGTGAGGTCGAGGAACTTGGCCTTCTGTTCGTTGCAGACGTCCTTGAACTTCTGGATGGCTAGATTGCCTACTACCTCTCGGTCCCACGTCCACGTGTCAGGGTCGTAGTAGACCTCCATGGCTGCGTGGTACGCAACACCAAATTCCAGGGGTTTGGCTGTGATATGTGGGTAGTAGTGTTGGTGAAAGATCCAATCCCAGCGACGACGGCAGCCCCTGAAGGACTTTCGTTCGGAGGTGTGAATCTCATGACACAACCTGAGGTCGATCAATTCCTGTACAGTAAGCGTCACGTAAGTGTGCCTTTGCTTGTTGAGGAGCTATACAGTAATTATATATTGGAAGACTCGGGTGAGTCAACGGGGTCAGAGGTTTCTTTCTGCCCTGGAGACGGAGGTACCCAATTCACGAAGATGGATGCATACAGTCCATCTTTCTCAGGTACATAGCGAGTTGTCCCCTCCGGCAAAAGGTCATCCCACTGCACAGGTGAGGCGCCCCGCAGTCTGTAGTTGAACTCTGGATCAGTGCAGAGCTCTGGTGGTAGTAGGTTTCGACCCAGCGTCATCTCCCAATGCTGACCTGTCACAGCCTGGTTGCGTGGCGACGGCTTACCACAGACGGTACAAACCATCCAGCCGTACTTCTGACCTCTCCTGTACCAGAACTTGTTCGGCCTGTGGGTTGTGGGGTCCTGATCACAGAACATGGACGGCTTCCTGTACACCCCTACCACTTCTGGATATGTCTGGCGTAGGCCTCCAAGATCGGCACCGTCCATGTAGATGTCACCAATGAACGTTGTTCCCTTAGGGTCGATCTGCTCCTTGACGAATTCCTTAGCCTCTTCCTGGTCCTCGAAGGAGAGCAGTACGTATACGGCCATCAGTCATCATCCATACTGTCACACCTTGCAGGAACTGTAAGCGCCCGAAGCTTGGTAACCAGCACTCCTTCTTCACTATTCGGCTCAGGCAGTAAACGTTGTTGCTCCGCCCATGCGGTTGTAATACGCCTCAGAGTTTCTACGTCCTGTGCAGTGAAACGTACTACAGCGTAGTACGTCTTGATTACACGTATCTCACTGTCCATTTTCCTCCACCTTCTTTTCAATGAATAGACCGTTCTCTGAGTCCTTGTGTTCGTGGCCTGTACATTCCAGCCCGAAGGAATGGAAGTGAAGTCTTGTCTCGTGCCCGTAGCGTTCGAAGCGCCTCTTGATGTCCTTGTGGAACGCTTCGAGGCTTGTCCTGCCCTCAGTGTGGTAGCTGTGGTTCATCATGCAACCTCTTCCTCGTCAAAGTAGTGTTGTGCAGCTTCTTGTTGCAAGGCACTAGGATCGCCTAGCATCCTCTTGATCGCAGACCACTTTGTCCCAAGCTTGGTCTTGCGCCCGAAATCCAGTGTACCTCGAGCCATGACATCAATGATCTGTACTGCATTGGCTTGACCATCACGCCATAGGCGATCCTCAGCTTGGATGTTCTTGACAGTCTTCCAACTACGATCCAGGAAGATCCCTGTGTCTGTAGCATATTGAAGGCCATCCACCCCCTCGGCAATTGCCTCGATAACTCCGATGCAAACTTGGAAGTCCCCATTTGCGAACGATGTAGTAAAATGCTGATTGTCCCATTCTGACGAGTCACCACTAATAACTCTGGTGGATATCCCAAGGTTCTCCCATCGCGATTGAGCCAGATAGCAAGCCTTCTTGCTCGACGAGTAGACCACAAACTGCTTCGACCCGTTATCACGGATAAGATCAGTGACTGCATCGATTTTGGAGGATGGCTCTTCAAGGTTGACTACCTCCTTCTCCCAGTACTCGTCGTTCGTGTCAGGGTTGATAAGCCACCCACCCTCTTCCATGTCGCGCTTTCTGACGAAGGTGGTATCTAAGCGTGGCGTAGCAAGCGCAATCTGACTTAGACGTGTCATCTGTGCGACGACGACTGAAGCAACCAGTGGTGATGCTTCGTGCTCCCCAACCCAAGCCACCATGTCCTTGCGCATCTGATCGTACATGCGCTTCTGGGTCGGGTTGAGGTCCACCCACATCATGTCGTACGTCTTCTCCGGAAGCCATGGCATGACTCCTTCAGGATGATGTTCACAGCACTGCTCATGCTTGAGGTGTCGTACATAGTACGGTGCAATGCGTTCATGTAGCTCACGGAGGTGCTTGAGGAAGTCCTCCGCCATATCAGGCTCATACCAGTCAGCGTCTGTGTCGAGCATTTCCTCGTAGGAAAGGAACCTGGTATACCCAGACGTATCGCCTGAAGGATCTTCAATCTTGGCCCGCTTGGTGTACTTCTTTATGAACCTGTCATACGAGCTGAACTCGAGGTCTCCTGGTCGGATGAATTTGAGGATCTGCTGGATGCCTTCTGGCTTATCGCCTGTAAGCGTTCCTGACATCGCCAAGCGGTGCTCTGCACGAAGGCGCCGAAGGTGTTGGGTCGCCTGAGCCTTTCGGTTCGAACCACGATGCGCTTCGTCGGCAATAAGCACACCCAGCGGGACCTGAGATAGCCCCTTGAGTAAACGAAGTGCGTCCCAATGCATAACGAATACGTCACCACGGCGCGTTCTAGTCGGTCGCCCAATGGCGTCGACAAAGGCTCCTCGGTTCTTACGATTGATAAGAACGACATCGGTGGAAGGTGATTGTCTGCCATACTTCTCCTGCCATGAAGAGTGTGTACGCAACGGAGCTACGACTAGGGTTGGCTTTTCCGCTTTGGGATTCCAGAGCTCATCGAGGGCAATACCTTCATGTGTTTTGCCCGCACCCATCTCAGTACCAATCATGGCACCACGTTGCTCAGCCAGCTTCTCGACGTCTTCCTTCTGGAAGTCATATAGGTTGAAGGTCATGTAGCTTCCTTTCAGGAAACGCCTGCGCTATTGAACAAAGACCACACGCTGGTTAGGAGGTGTAGCCGGGACCTGTGACTGCGTTGGGTCGAATGTTGACACAGATCCTGCATAGCTGGTAGTTGAACCAGACCTCACATGAACCGCCACACCCTAGGCACTTCCCGCCGATGTAGTGGTTGTCCACCTTAGTCAGAGGGATGCGGTTGGGTGCAGGCCTCTTGGGTTTCTGTGCTGCATTCTTGGCCTTGGTTTCATTGATGGCGTTGGCGTACGATGCCTGACTGGGCATTAGAGGTACATCCCTGTCTTGTCGGGGTTGATGGTCTTGACATCATGCCCATCCTGTGGGTGGTGAATAGGGCAACGCTCGTTGCCACAATCCTTGGCAAGGTCGATCTCCATTGCCTTGATCTCACCGAGGTCGCCACCAGCTTGTCCGTAGCGATAGCCGGCTACCAGGGCTGTCTGGAGTTGTGTCATGATGATCTCCTGCTGGACACGGATGACCTCACGTTCTGATGCACTGTTACTGCCACCACCAGTCAGCAAGGCCTGGATGGTGGCTAAAGCCATGCGTTCTTGTGCGAAGCGAGTGATGTACGTAGCGATGTCTGTGAAGGGTTCGTACATGATACCTTCACCAAGCTTTGCACGAAGGTCTTCAACGCCAATGTCCCAGATTTCCTTGGCTCGCTCCAAGGCTGCCTCACGCTCAGGTCCGGAATTGACCTGAAGGTGCTCTGCCAGCTCAGGGTGTACTTCGAGCAGCGCTTCCTTCTCACGCTCGTTGAAGGTCACTTCGTGTCCAGTCAGCTGCTCGTTGTGTTGGCTGTGGTCTGTCACTTGTCCTCCTTAGGACTGAATGTGTTCTTGTCAGTGATGTCAAGAACGTTACCTGTCTTCTTACAAGACCAGTGGATCTCCCACAACTTTGACACTGTGTTGTAGAAGTAGTTCACGTCCATGGCGTTCTTGTAGCCATGTCGTATCTTGCACGCCTTGCACCAGACACCATCGCCTAGTGCAGCACTTGTGTCAGCTGGTGCCCAAGTCGCGCCTTGATACCTCTTCCGTCTCCTGTACCTCGGGTTGTACGTCCTCGCTTCGGGGTTGTGGGTAGGCGAGTCGGTCGGCTTCGACAAAGTAGTTCCCCTCGAGCAGGAAGTTGTAGCTGACTTCTGATAGCCAGAGGTTCCATGTTCCGTTCCAGTTGTCAACTGTTACTGCGAACGAGCTTCCCTGTTCCACGTCAGCACGTAGACGCGGGTCGAGTAGCGTCTTCACCAAGAAGGCAACTGCTACTGGCTTTAGTGCAAGCCCCCATGGAAAGACACGGGGTAGTGTCGATTGGTAGGTACTCACGTTTTACCCTTCTTGTCTAGGGCATTGAAGAAGTCGTCTGCAGACTTCACGTCGATAACCTTACGTCCACAGATGCAGACCTCTTGATCGATCTTCCCTGATCGAATGTAGTAGTACACGTTTTGAGGTGCAATGAGCATGCCTGTCTTTCGACTCCGAGTCTTAGCATACTCGATCACCGTCATCTTGATGATGCCACCGAGGGCTAGTTCGAGCTTGTCGTCTAGTTCGTCCTCTTCGATCTGTCGCCTCAGCGCTTCGCTGTCAGCGTGTACGTGAGGAGCCGTCACTTGTAGCCTTCTTCGTTCCACCACGCACAACTGTGACAAGCAGTGATGAGCATGAAGAACTTCGACCTCGTGCGTCTTGCTTGCACTGTCACTATGTGACCAGGGTTGTCGAGTGCATGTTGCTCTGCAGTGACAGCCTTTACCTTGTTGTTGTTGTCGTCTACAAACGTAGCCATGTAAGCACCCCCTTGTGTGCCTAGACTAAATGCCTTATGTAATAATTATACGCTGACCCCGCTTGACATATCAACGGTTTACTTGAAGGTCTGTTTGATTGAGACTAGCTGTTAGACCTTGTCCTTTTGAGTCTAATAGGTTTTTACCATCACCTCTACAGCCATATATACCACGAGGGTACGAGTGAGTTAGACTTGCAGAGAGACCTACTTGAGGATACGCTTTCCTGCATCGTACTGTTCAGGTGTGATCCCAGCTCGTAGATACCGCTGCTGTGTTGCTTCCTTGAGCATGGACCACTGACTACGCTTCCTGCCAGGCTTCCGATGCTCCGTACGTAGCTTGGCGTGTGCAATGTTGCCTGCGTTGGTACTAGGGTCGGGTACAGTGATCTCGTAGCCCTCTCTGTTGACCACGCGCCACTTGGGATAGTCCATCTGCCTCGCTACGCGCTCGGCCTCCTTAGCCGCTGCATGCATGCTCTGACACACGATGATGTTGCCAGTCATGTTGATGCGTTTGGCTTTGACCCACGCTCCGATAGCAGGGTCCCAGACTTCTGGGTAGAACGCTTTAGTCTGAACACCAAATCCCATTACTGTCCTCCTTCACCGCGAGCGGGAGGCATGACGCCGAGCGCTCGGAAGAGGGGCAAGACGCTGATCTCCTCCGCGTGTGCACGGCCCCACTCGATTGCCGCGTCGATTCGTTCGTCGTACTCGGCGTGTACTTGGGCCTCGATCGCGTCCCGGACGGGGCCGGGCACAGCGTCGGGAGACATGACGGCGAGAGCGAGCCGTCGCTCGTCAGCGCGGATCGCGGCTTCTAGGTGCGGCTCGACGATGGTACGGAGCGTCCTCACCACATCGTCGGTGATCCGAGCACCTACGATCAGCACGTCGGAAGGGCGCACATACTTGTCGACCATCGGGTGGTCGGCGGGAACCGTCACCGTGCACCTGGGTTCGGGATCTCATGTGCCTGACCTGGTGTACGTCCAAGCTTGTCGAAGTCCGTAGACCGATCCAGTTCCTGATGTAGAGCATCGACCACACGCTTGGCCATCTCGTCATGGTCCTTGAAGCGCTCAGTGGGGTAGATCTTGGCCTGCCCCTTGTGGTTTGTGGGAGGCGGTACGGTGCCGTCCTTGTTGACCTGCACCAGCCAGCAGGTGTCAAGCCAAGGGCAGATCTGGTTTCGACAGTACACAGTGTGCACCATGGTGCCCTTAGGCAGCCTCGACTGCTTACCTGTCTTGTCCTTACGAGTGACCTCGCCAGGCTTACGGCACTTGGGACAGCGCGTTGCCTCTTCGTAGGTGCTTTCCACAGATTCGGTCATGATGTCTGATGCACCTCGACGTAGTTGACCTCGTAGTCCTTGCCGTCTTGGGTCTGCATACCGACACCCACGGCGAGCGTTGCTGACCTGATGTCGTCCATCACGTCTTCTATGGTAGTACCTTCTGCCAACGAGATTTCGACCTCGATGGCGAGTGTGCCTGACGGCGTGACTTCTCGGACACCTTCGTAACCGTCCATTACTTCTCCTCTCCAAGCAGATCAAAGAGCGCCTGCTTGACCTTCTGTAGCTCGGTCTCGAGCGTGTTGACCTTCTGGTTGGTGAGTACGAGCTCGTCACGCAACTGACCAATGCGGTCTCCGGAATTGCGCCGTGTGGTCTTGTCTTCAGTCGCACGGAACAATGCCTCTGTGGGTTCCGTGAACAACATCCACTCACTGGGCGAGGTCGACCCCCCACGTCGCAGCTGTCGGACACAACCCATTGCCTTGAGTCGCTGCATACACCAGGTGTAGTGCGGACCCGACAGACTAAGCTGCGTCGTGATCAGGCGGGTTAGGAAGCCCTTGTAAATGAGATCGCCAACATCATCAGGCTCTGCGACCTCGAACATTGCCTTGTACACGTTCTGGCAGTGTTCAAAGAGAGCTGGTAGGGCCTTCTCTTCCGAAGCGGAAACATCCGCGATAGGGGTAGCTGTAGTCATAGTTTTGCCATCACCCCCTTTGCTGTCTCGACGTCGTCCTCGACACAATCGAGCGTAGAGACCAGGTCGTCATGCGACAACTGATGGTCCTTACCCATCAACGGCAACGTTGAGTGTTGCTGCTCGATGTGGAGCGTCAGGATGTCCCTCAGCACAGTTCGTTCAGTGCTGGTAAGCCAGACTGGCTTGGGTAGTCCGTGCATCAATCTCCTCTCCTTATGTTCTATTATATAGGGTTACATATTGGCTTCGCAACCCGTCCTTCCGAGATGTAAAAGTCCAAAGATAGGGCAGTGGCAGAGGTTACGCGACCAACCCCTGCCGCGCATGTGGCGCTGCGCCAGGTCCTCGGTCCGACGCGCTGCACACTTACCTCTGCCACTACCTTTAGGGGCGCCGAGGAAACAGAAGGGAAACCTCGGCGCCGAGTGTGCGTGACAGGATTTGAACCTGCGCTTCACCCGACACTGCTAGCCAATGCCGAGTTACCACCTTCGTCCTTCGGACGCACGCACTCCGTCGCTGTTGTAGCCAGGCCCGCGACTCTCCCGCAAAGGTTACCTTATCGTGTAGTTCACCCTTGCGACATCTACCAGTCGGCGTCTTGGGGTGTTACTCGGCCTCTTCGACCGCACCCTCGGTCGACTCACCAGTGCTCGACTCACCACTGGCAGCCTTGGCAGCCTTGGCAGCCTTCGCGGCTTCCTTCTCTGCCTTGGCCTGCTTGCTGGCAGCAACGCGAGCGTTCTTCGCGTCCCACCAGGCAAGGCCCTCAGCGGTGGTCACGACGTTGGCACGCTCCTTGCCGAGCGAGTCCGTCACCGTCTTGCCCGGGTACGGGTTCTTCTCGCCGGCGTTGTTGATGTAGCTGTACACCATCTGCGGAGGCACGACGTGCGAGCCGGTCTTCGAGCTGGTGTAGCGGAAGTTCGACGGATCCGTGTTCTCCGCGTTCCCGTCGATCGGCTTCGACAGCTCACGAGCGAGCTGAACCGGAGTCACGAGCCCCGCGTCGAGGTCTCCTCGTGCCGGCTCCTTGGCAGCCTTCGCTGCCTTCTCGGTGCTGTCGCCTTCCGCAGCCGGCGTCTCCGTACCGTCGTCGGTGACCTCGGGGGTCTCGACTTCGGACTCTTCGGTGACGGTGCTGGAATTGCGGTCTCCTCGAGACATTTCGTACTCCTTCTACCACTCATGCAGTGGCCCCTTGATCGCCGAGTGCCCTCTGCACTCGATCTGCGATTTGTTACCTGTACTTGTCTAGCACGCAGTTTGTTTGCGTACTAATTCAATTATATAGTGACCTCGCTGCCCTTTGCAAGTGGTATCTTTAGCGAGAGACACGTTTTTCCCTACTGGGGAAGTCTGACTTCGAAGTACGTGTTTGGTCCGTTCTCACGTTCAACGTCAGCCTTGATCTCCTCCAGGTCTAGTTTGCCACTATTGTCGTAGAAGCCTTCGAACCTCCAAGGGCCTAGGGCTCCCTCGATCCGAATGCGTACGAAGATGGCTATGTTCTCAACCATCGGCGGTGTCGTCTCTGATCTGCTGCACGAGGTACTGCATGCTTGTCACGACTGCATCGAGGATGGCCATGAGGTTCCCGTACTGCTGTGAGGGAACAAGATCAGGGTTGTGCACGTCTGCATGAATGTCGCTACGCAGTGTAGTGAACAACGAGTCGATGCGTTCCAGAGCATCTTCGGTGCTCTGACCATCGAGCATCAACATCATCTGTTGGCTCTCTTTGCTGGGTTGTGTCATTGTGGATTCACCCACTCTCCTGTGTCAAATTGGTTGTGCGAGGGTGGCTCAGGCGGTTGTGTACTGCCTTGCTGTGGTGTGCTCCGTTGTGCGTCCTGTGACTCGCCACGAACTTCTGACAGGTCTTGTTCGAGGCCGTACATACGGCGGTCCACGAGTGCTTGCTGATCCGCACTACGACGGCGGGCATCTTCAACGATGGCTGCCGTGGCTTCACGGATCTCTTGGTAGCGTTGGGCAACTGCTTCCTCCCCTCCATTGACGATGTCATGCATCCGTTGTCTTCGTTTGGCACTTGCAGCAAGGAACTCTTCGACATGAGCATCACCCTCGATAACAGTCCTCAGGTGACCCTTTTGCCACTTCGCGAGCGCCTTCCTCAAGTTTGCACGAGGTAGTTTTCGCCTATTACCCATGCTCCCTTCCTGTGCAGTTGTTACACTTACTGCGCGCCCCAGAGAGCGATGAAACTCCCTGGGGCTGGGTACTACAGTTCGACTAGCTGGTACAGCTCGCCGTCCTCGTCTTGCACGATGATCTTGCCCGCCTTAGTAACTGCGAGCTGCTCGTACAACACGTTGGTCGACTTGTCGAGTGCCGGTGACGAGTTCCATCGCCACTGGTTGCCGGGTATCAGGATCTGTAGGTGAGCGGTTGCTCCTGCAGTGTCCTGCTTGATGGCGCTGGCGACTGCTGTCTGCACAGCGTTCTTCGACGTCAATCCGAGGTTCTCTACCAGCTCGCTGACGAACACAGGCTGATTGGCGTGCTCCTGCAAGTACTCGAGCACAGGTACTAGCGTCGCCTTACGGGGTTTGCGTGTTTCGGTCATTACTCCTCACTTCCCCAGATGGTGCGGTAGACACCATCGTGGTACACGTTACCGTGTCCGTAGTCCGTAATGAGGTCGGTGATGAACGACTCCCAGTAGCTCATCACCTTGTGGAGCTTGTCATCGCGGAACATCAGGTGCCAGATGTCCTCACCGTTGCCTTCGATGTACTGCCACAGGACACAGTAGTAATCCTGGTCCTGATTGTCGATGACAGCGACTCGAACCTTGGACTGACGGACGCTCTCTTCAGGCGCGTCCTTTTCGGGCACGATCTCCGACCCTGGTGTTCCCTCTGGAGCACTCATGAGGCCGTAGTACTCGACTACGACCTTGTCGGAGTCACCGAGTTTGATGTCCATGCAGACATCCTCTCTGTGTAGTTGTGCACGCAACGCGCGTTGCGTGCTAGGGCACTCTGCCCCGTGACCTGACGAGGAGTCGAACCTCGTGTGCTCCGGCATCGGGAGCCGGGATAGAAGCACATCCGATCAGGTCTACCAGTGAGTGAGTCTGTTTGATACGGATCATTACTTGCGATCCGACATTTAGATCACCCCCCTCTGTTGCGAAGCTTTGTTGCATAATTCAATTATATAGCGACCTCGATGCCCTTTGCAAGTGGTCGCTTTTCGTCAGACGCTGCTACCGATGGCCTCGTACTCGGTAGCACGCCAGATCTCCCACGACTCAGCGTTCGTGTCGAGGAAGTCCAGCATGTCGTTCCAGGTGTAGTGTCCGCCGGCGTTCATGCCAGTGAGGTACCACCTGTGTGTGAGGCTGGTGTTCCTGATGCCCACCAGCGCGTAGGTGTAGTCGATAGCGTTGCCCTTGAACCTCTTGGAGGCGAGCAACACTACTGGCTCACCACCTTCGAGCAACGGCTCTACGGGCCTCGACGCAAGTCGGTCGAGTTCCGTCTGAGCTGCAGTGATGGTGCCTATCAACTGCCGTTCACGTGTACTTGTCATGTCCTGTTCCTGTCTTTCGATGGCTTCATCTGATACGCTACCTGTAGGTGTTTCCCGCAGGTAGCGAGCTACAGTGGACACTGTAGCTGGGTAGACCTTGAACTCGTGGTCGATGTCGGTGTTGTAGAGCGCTTTCCACTCCAACGGTGGGTAGTAGTTGTACTCGTAGTCGTAAGGCAAAGGCATACTACGCCTGCTCGCCTGCATACCTGCGCACGAATGCAACAGGCTGTACTGCCGAGATGCACCATTCACCCCGTGAGGTACGAAGGTGCACGCTGCCTGGGCAGGTTGGAGGTGCAAGGCTGATCACACCTTCGACACGCGCAGGTACACGCGTTCGCCCGTTGCGTCCGGGTGCCAGTGACTCTGTCAGAACGATCACCCCGTCGACGAAGGGCTGTTTGAAGTCAGCCTCTTCGAAGAAGTAGTCGTTCGGTTGCAGTTCACCAGCAAGGGCAGCCACCGACTCGATGAGGTACGCTGGCGCCTTGGCCTTCGGTGGTGCAGGCCTGACTGTGGTTGGCATTTAGTGCTCCTTCCGCGTACGTGTGTGCGTACGCTGTGTGGGTTGTGTGCGTTGGGTTGCGCGTGGCTTCGGTCCGCCGAAGATGCGGATACCTGTCCACCCGTAGTACTCCCGCAGATCGTCGATGGCCTGGTAGCCTTCGGCAGTCGGAGGGACGTTTGTTGCAACGACATGAGACTTGTTGACCTCATGGTTGATAACGCCACGTACAATCATGGTTGATCCTTTGTGAGTATTGAGGCTATGTTACTATTATAACATGACCTCGAGATGGAACGCAACTTCATTTTCCAGGTACGACAATCGCCGCCCCCTCCTGGTTCGCAAAGACCACACGCCCGTGGGTTATCGGAACGAGATGTAACCGTGATCTGCCAGCAGGAGCTTGAACAGCAGATCCTGTTTCTCGTCGCTGTTAGTGTCCTTGTCGTCGAGGCCTGAGAAGATCTCGTCGTCGACTAGCTCACCGAACTGCTCCCAGATACTGTTCAGTACTCCCTGGCTCCTTGACAGGAGCTCGGTGTTGTCCTCGAGGATGTCGTTCGCGAGGTACGACATGTGCTCTTTGACCTCGTTGGTGTCGGGGATGTAGCTCATTGATGTCGTCACCATTGGGTAGTATTCCATGCGTGTCCAGTCAGCGAAGAGCCCGGCGTTGATGCCATCGTCGAACAGGAAGTTCATACCGAACTTTCCTGCGCCGTAGCCCTGAGCTTCCAGTTCGCCGTTGAACGTGATGCCCTTCTGGACAATCTCGAAGTCCGCGGTAGATGACCACCACGAGTCTTCTGTGGATAGCACCTCAACTGCGTACTTGCTAGTCATCATGCTCTCCTTACTGGCGGCCACTCTTTGGCCACCTGCTTGTCGAAGTCTGCACGGCTGTGCTTGGTGCCGTGTAGGGTCTGGATGATGAGGCTGATGATCCACATGACTACCAGCTCCCGTAACGTACCACGCCGCTGTTGTAGAGCGTCGTGATACGTTGCTTGATCGTGGGTTGGTAGTCACTGACCCACTTGTCGTGGTCGATGTTGAACTCGTACGTCGCGTTCCCGAAGAAGGGTGTCACGTCGTACGTCACGGGCTCGATGTTCAGCCCTTCGAGTACGCCCCTGATCAGATTACCTGGGCGTATGCCTCCAGGCGGTGTGTCGAGGTCGATGGTCTCGATGTTGGTCGTGGTCTCCATTGTCACGCCTCCAAGCGTGTCTTGGCCTTGCGGCCGGGGTTGTTGAGCCTTGCTGCTCTCCTCCGCGCCAGCAACTGGCGGCACTTGCGGAGCTTGTGGTAGTGCCACCGACGTTCGATGAGGATCCGTACGCCAATGGCTACCGTTACAAACACTGCCGTGAGGAGCTCTTTCGAGGCACCCTGCACGATAGTGTCCGCAACCGATGTGGCGCCGACAGTCGATGTCGTCAAGACAAGGTTGTCAGCGAACTTGTCAACGAACTCGTCACTGATGCCCATACTGTGTGCTCACCACCTTCTGGTTGGTGTTCATGTGCTGGACGTTGTGGCTGGTGAAGACAGCGAGTGCCATCACCAGCGTGAAGATGATGCCCAGCCAGATGTTGAACTTGCCTGCTCGGGTACGCATCGCGATCACGCCAACCCGAACTGCAAGTCGCCGAACAGCGAGGTGTCGTCGCAGGTGTCTGCGGTCGCGTTCCACGCCTTCATGCCGTCGATGCGGTGGGGGTGGAAGGGTGCCCACAACGTGGAACGAACGCGCAACGCCTCGCGCGCCTCGTGTGCCTGGATCATTCCCCAGGCGTTGAGGATCTTGCGGTAGAGGCTGAGTGCGTCGTTGCAGTCGTGCACAACGACCGCGAACGTGGCGTACGTCTCGATCCACTCGTTGTAGTGAGGCGCCTTGTCCTTGTTGGTGTTGATCGCCCAGTAGTCGATCCGCACCTTGATCGAGCCCTCGAACCGATTGGTGTGGTCGTCAGCGGACAACTTCACCTCAGGGAAGAAGACGAGGTCGTTGACCAGCTGGCACGCGGTGGAAACCTCCATGAGAGGCCCCTTTCCGGGTCGTCGGCGCCTTGCGAGCTAACCGACTGTGGCACTCTGCCACCAAGGCACGTACTCAGCGGGGTTGAGTACGGCCTAAGCGGTAGAACGTTAGCGGTTCAGTTCGTGGAGGATCTCGTCGTACGCGTCGATGTCTTCTCGCGCGGCCGCCTCGAGGTTGCGATGGCCATCACGTACGAACTCCTTGAGTTCCTTCTCCGATTGTGCCTTGCCCTCCGCCACTACCGCTCGGATTGCACTGCGTGTGAGTGCGGTCTTTTCCACCAGCGCAAAGATCAGCTGGTGCACTGCCCAGTTCGTTGCCATTGGGTTTCCCTTCTGTTAGTCACCCACGATGATACACGTGAGGAGTAGTGCGATGAGTGCAACCAAGGCGAGCATGTTGCCTCCTAGTTGGACGTGTAGATGCAGTTACCGTCGATGAGAGCCCCACCGACACGTAGGCACGCTGCGGCCTTCAACCGCGTCTTGACGTTGTTCTCGTGGACGCCCTTGCTGATCGAGAGCGCCATGATGATCAACACTGCGGCGACTGCAAGGATTGCAGTCATTGACACGATGAACTTTGCTCCACTTGACATTTCGCGCTGGTACGACATTTCATTCTCCTTTGGGTTAGTCTGCGTTGATGCCGTAGTAGCTGATCAGTGCGTCGAACGTGCCCACGACCTTCACGTCCTCGCCGTAGGTGCTGAACATCTCCTTCGGGGTGAGTACCACGGGCTCGCTGCCGTCGACGAAGAGGCCCATCTCCATCGGGTACCAGCGGTCGGCGTCGATGGTGGAGTCCAGCAGGGTTGCGATCTGCACCATCGCTACCGTGTCCCACCCGTTGTTGCGGAACACCTCGACTTCGTCCAACGGGCGTAGAGCCTCCTCGTTCAGCCCTGCGAGGTAGTCCTTGTCGAACGTGACATCGCGCACCTGAAGGTTGTACTTCAGTGTGTAGTCGATGTCGAGCTGTACGTCACCCATGATGGGCTCCTTCGGGTTTGTGTTGTCGGGTTGACAACATCGGGAAGTACATCGATATTGACGTTGTTGTCGATGTCGATGTACAACCCATTGCTGTCAGATGTCGAGGTCGGTACCGAGGATCTCCATCAGCGATGCACGCGTGTTGGGGTCGTGGTCGAGGAAGAGACTGTAGTGCAACCGCGCCACGTTCCCCGCTTCCGTGTGGAGGAACGCCGCTTCTTCAACCACGTTGTTGCGGTTGCGCTCTGTGTCGTTGAGATCGCGTTCGTACAACTTGCGGTGTTCCGAGAGTGCGTACAGCACCGTGCGGAGATCCTCGACGGTGAGGTTCTTGAGGTCGAACGTTCCCCTCTTGTTGAACTTCAGGGTTGGCCAGTTGTGGTTGATCTTCGGTGCTGCGTGTGTCATTGTGGTGCACCTTTCTGTAGCGGTTGTACCGTGCCGGTACTTATTTTTATCCGCATGCTTTATTATACAGTGCCCTCAGGCGGTCATTTCAAGTGGTACTTTTGGGGTCGAATAGATGTCAGTTTGTTTACCTTGTATACCAAACCTCTGTATAACATGTATACCATGTGCTCAATGTGCTCAACGTCTCAATACCGTAATGTATAACTAAGCCTCAATGTCTCAATACCGCTATGTTATACAATCAGGGTTCACGCTCAAACAGCCTCAATGTCCTCTATCTGAGGTATCTCGAGTACATAGTGGTCAAGGTACTGGACACCTGAATTGAGGTTTTATGTATATAGATATTGAGGTATATTGTATATATGGTAATAGTTGCTCTCGTTGTTGTCTACGATCCCTAGGTCAGTGGAGACATTGGAGTCCACGATAGACTCATAGGAATTTACCTTGTATACAATATGCCTCAATATAAGCCTAGAAATTCTGCACATCTATCCGTTTCCGTTACTGTTATCCTTAGCGGAAAACTCTGAGTAGTCCTCTTGATTTACCTGGAGGTCCAGGGGTATAATTGAAGTATGGGGAGAAAACCACGAGAGCCAGATCGCTTCGGTCGATACATGTGCCCTAGGTGTGAGAAGTACAAACACAAGGGTAAATTCACCAGTGCCGACACTACCATAGGTATTACCTCCTGGTGTAAGGAGTGCCACGCGGACTATACTAAGGGCAGGTACCAAGAGAAGAACCGCGACCAGATAGCCCGCAGGCTGAAGGACCAAATGGTCAAGGCCCAACAGGCTGTAGAGGAATATGAACAGTTCCTGATGGTCTTTGACATTGAGAGCGCCGCTGAGCTTGACCCAGACCAGTTGCAAGACTGGCTGGTCGTAGCGAAGGAGCGTGGTCTCTTACCTGACCTCACGGAGCCATACAACCCCAAGCCACCATCGGATTACCCCGACGCCGTTTTGGAGGCAGACCGAAATAGCCCGAATGCTAGCTAGGTCACTCGGGCTATCGCGGTCACGCGCTTACACTGCGGGCGGCCTCCCCACGTATCCATACGGGCCCTGTGGGTTGTAGGGCTGCACGGTCGCGCCGAAGGTGTACACGACCTGGAGGTCTCGATCGATCACCTCCACCATTGAGGGCGGCGGGCCGTTCTCTTCAGTGTAGACGTACCGGTCCGGACCATCATAGATGGCCGCGACCTCGGACACTCGCCCGATGGTCACCCGCGCTAGTGCTGCTCGGCGACCCGCACGTCCCGACCGATTGCGGTTCTGACGCTTCGACGGTGTCGACAGCGACCCTTGTTCTCTGACCTTGCGGGCCAGGAACTCCTCTGCATCGAACGCCATGGTCAGTTGACCCCCTCACTCGTGATCCGGCGGATAGCGGCCCTCATCTCCTCGAGGGAGATAAGACCCGCTTCCCACAGGGTCTTGACTGCGATGATTGCCTCGGTGTCCATGTGGACACTCCCTTCTGTTTCCCCTTACCTCGTAGTAAGGGCGGGGAAGGACCGGGGCGCTCTCACCCCGGTCCAACCCTGCCGCTGCTACTTGGTGTAGCTCAACGCGACCTTCTTGTTGATGTAGCGGCCCAACCACTCGGTGAAGCTCGTCATGAGGAGCTCCGTCTTCATCTCGACCTTACCGTCCACCGTGCGCTCGACCTGCACGGTCTGGATGAACGGCTTCTTGTTCGCGCGGATCCGGGCGATGGTGTAGTTGTACATCATCTGCGGCGGAACGTTGGTGTCGGTGATCCCGTTCTCCCGCAATGCCTCGCGGGTGAGGCGAGCCGCCACGCTGTACGTCACCGTCTCCGGAACCTCGACGGTCTCGGTCGCTGCGGTGTTGGTGTTCTCGGCCATGATAGGCCCCTTCTGTTTCGCCCACCCTCTTATGGAGTGGGTCAGGGAAGCGCTCGCCTCGTAGAGTCGAACGCAACCCTGATGTTAGAGAAGGGGTTGGCCGCTACTCGCACGCTATGTAGTTATCAACTACCCTGATGGTAGGAGTGAGGTATTACCGGTAATTTAGCCAGACTTGTTTTCTCCTTCAGTTAGTAGTAAATTTATTTTTATTTATTTATTATTTATTTATTTATAAAACAATAATATAGTTTTTTTAAGATCTTTTCTAGCTCCCGTGGGTCCATCGTGAACTCAGGCAACCAATTCCCTCGTAATTCACGATGGAAAAAGTGTTGCTGTTATATACCTTACCTAGCGGTTCCAGCTATGTGCCCCTATAGAATGAAGGTAGTGGTTTCAGAAATGGAAAGCCTCACAATAGGGGATCGCGGCCCATACTAGTTATATAAGGGGTGAAACGAGCAATGTCCGGAAGCGAAGAGCAGGAAACAGCCGGAATGAAGGCTTGGCTCCCTGAAGATGCGCAGGAAGCGATGATGCTCGAAGCGCAAATGCACCCCGATGAGACTGACGAAGCTCGTGCGCGTCGCGTACTTCGAGAGGCGGGACCGGCAGCCGCTGTAGCAATCGTTCACGTTGCGCAGTATGGCGAGTCCAGTCGAGTGCGCCTTGACGCAAGCAAGTACATCATCGACCGTCTGCTTGGCAAGATCGGCGACGACGGTGAAGGTGAAGTTGACCCAGTCGAGCTCCTCCTCAGGGGCACGATCAAGGACGTGGAAGCGTACGCCAACAAGGAAGCAGGTAACTGACGATGCCACTTCAGGACCTACACGATCGTGACGAGGTTGCCAACCGTGCAGGCACGCGACGCACATCGGGACAGATGACGGTCAAGTACCGTGATGCTCAGGGCAAGAGTCACAACGCAATCGTGCTTGGGCAGGGCACAGCTTCGGGGCTCAAGCTTCGCCTTCCTCACGTGACCACTGGTGGCGCACTGGGTGGGTCGAGTCAGATCATCGACAACGTGCCTGCCGCAACTGGTCAGAAGGACACCAACGCGTACTTCGCACAAGCTGGTCCAGGCACCCCCTCGTACTAGGCCCGTGTGGTGCTGTAGAGTCGCACGGACCGGTGTCTCAACTTCGTCTAGGAGGGGGTGGCTATGACAAGCATTGCAGGCATCGAACGCATTGACAAGTACGCGTTCTTCAAGAACATCGGCTACCGACCTCATGCTGGCCAAGACCTCTTCCATGCCTCTCAGGCACGCTTCCGCCTTGCCAATTGCGGTCGACGCTTCGGCAAGAGTACGATGTCTGCACGTGATGAGGAGCCCAAGCTCTTCGGGATGAAGAACCGACTGACGTGGATTGTCGGCCCTACCTACGACCTTGGCGAGAAGGAGTTCCGTGTTATCTGGAACGACATCATTGTCAAGGCTCGTATGGGCACGAAGAAGGGCGTCAAGCGTTCGTACAACAAGAAGCAAGGCGTCATGTTCATCGAGTTCCCTTGGGGCTCGAGGGTCGAAGTAAGGTCAGCCCAGCACCCAGAGAACCTGGTCGGTGATGGTTTGCATCATGCGATCATGTCTGAGGCCGCGAAGCACAACCCTGATACATGGTCGCGGTTCATTCAGCCAGCATTGGCAGACTTCCGAGGTACTGCTGACTTCCCCACCACACCAGAGGGTTACAACTGGCTTTACGACCTCTGGATGCTTGGGCAGAACCCCGATATACCGGAATACGAGAGCTGGATCTTCCCGTCTTGGTCAAATGTGCACCTTTTCCCGAACGGAAAGGACGAGGATGAGATCAAGCTGCTCCAGAAGACCATGCCTCCTGAGGCGTTCCTTCAGGAGATTGGCGCAGAGTTCGGTTCCTTTGTCGGCAAAATCTACCCAGAATGGGACTTGACAAGGCATGTCGAAAAGGTCAACTTCAACCCAATGTGGCGGAACTACATCGCTTTCGACTGGGGATATACCAACCCCCTTGCCGCGATTGAGTTCCAAATCAGCCCATCGGACGAGATCTACATCTGGCGGGAGCACTACAAGTCGTTCACGAGGGTCGAAGACCACTGCAAGGAACTCAAGCAAAGGGAGCAACCTGCCGGATACCACCTTGATCTGGCGTTTGGCGACGCGGCAGATCCCGAAGCAGCGGTCACTGTTTCGCAAAAACTGGTTCCTTGCATCGCGATGCCGGAGGCCAAGGAAAACTGGCGCGACGGGATAGACCTGGTACGTAGCTTCATGGAGCGAGAAGACGGCGAGGACGAGTTTGGTGGCCCTATATACAAGCCTGCCCTACATGTTGACCACAGTTGTGTGAACACCATCAAGGAATTCAACAACTACAAGTCCAAGGAAAGCCCTAAGGGGATGAATGTTCCTGAGATGGGTCAGAAGATGGCAGACCACGCAATGGATGCAATCCGCTATGGCTTGGTGCACGTCTTCACTTTGGGTGCTACTTACCACCTTGCCGACGTCATGGAGCTCAATTCTGACAGGGCAAACAGTAACAAGTCCCTGGTTGGTGCTGCAGGAATCTCCCTTGCCGCCTCCGATACTGGCTACTTCACCAACACAGGCAACTTTGAAGGAGTACGATTCTAGTGAAGCTGTTCGGTCGTACACCTGACTTGTCGAAACTGCGTGAAGTTGACATGAAGAAGGTGCCTCTTGTTACACCTGCAGAGCTCCTTCAGCGTTACGAGGTTGTTTCCGTAGCGGAAACACAGGAGGGGAGCAAGTACCTTGTCGTCAGCGAACCTGGTAGTGGAACTGAAGTTGCACGTAACACCGTCCAGTTGGCGGAATCTGATACAAACGTGGTGCCTTACTATGAACTTGGCAGCTCTTCGCCCAACGCCTACACAAGTTGGTGGCGACGAGAGTACAACCCACAGCTGTTCGGACGTGAAGGCATCCGCAAGTACAACGAGATGCGACGCAGCGACGGAGTAGTTCGTGGCACGTTGAGGAAGGTGAAGACACCAGTTCTCGATGCTCGCTGGCGCTGTAGGCCTTTCGACCACACCAAGACTATCGACGTCAATGCTGCAGACATGGTCTGGTGGAACCTGAGCAAGGGTATGACGATTACCTGGCAGCAGGTTCTGCAAGAGGCCATGCTGATGGCTGACTACGGCTACTACATGTTCGAGATGGTCTGGGATTACCTGACCATGCCCAACGGTAAGGAGATCCTCGGTCTTCGAAAGCTTGCACCTCGCCATCCAGGTGATGTAGTCGAGTGGCTCTACGACACCAATGGTGGGCCTGATGCAGTTGTGTTCCCACCTAATGACCTTAGCGGCGAGAATGTCGTCATCCCGATCGACAAGCTACTGACCTTTACGTTCGATCGCGAAGCGGGTGATATGTGTGGTATCTCTGTGCTACGTTCTGCCTACAAGCACTGGTACTACAAGGATGTGCTTTACCGGATTGATGCCATTCAGAAGGAACGGCACAGTGTCGGTATCCCTATCATCAAGCTCCCTCCAGGCTTTGGTCCGCAGGACCGCACTGACGCAGACGACCTGGGTAGGAACCTTCGAACGAACGAGAAGGCTCACGTAGTCCTCCCTCCCAACTGGGAGATCATGATGCTTGAGCTGCAGGGTCATCCTGTTGACGTTCAGGCTTCGATCGTGATGCACGATGATGCCATACGTGAGAACATCTTGTCGGAGTTCTCTACCGATACGGGTACTGCTGTCAAGGAGAAGCAGATCGTATTCACCAAGGCCACACGCTTCTTGGCCAACTCTGTGTCGAACACGTTCAATGCCTACTGCATTCCTCAGCTTGTAGAAGCGAACTATAAGCGTGCAAGCATGCCTGAACTCATTGCACGCAAGATTGGTGAGGAAGAGGAACAGCGTACTTGGTCGTTCACCGTTCGTAACCTTGTTGGTGCTGGCGTTATTCGTCCCGACGACAAGCTTGAGGATGAGGCTCGCGAGGTAATGGATCTTCCTCCAGCAGATACCAAGACTGCACGTCTTGTCAACCCCCAAGACGCCAAGAACCAGGGCTTGGGCTTCCCGCCAGTTCCTGCAGGCTACGTCGGTGAGGTTGATGAGGAAGGGGGTAATGCCAAGCAGAAGGGTGCCATTGCTGGTGGTACTCGACAGCAGCCTCTGCCGCCACAGGGTACGCCAAACGGCAACGCTGGTACTGATCGTAGCGGAGGCAAGTAGTGGACATTCAGGTCGAAGGGGTTCTCGGGTTTGTCCTTCTGATCTTCACCGTCCTGTCGTTGGTCGTAGGTGCTGCAGGCTACTACAAGGGCGCAGCCACTAAGAGCAGGATCGAGGCACTACGAGGCGACCTTACCGACGCAACCAACAGGCACACGAAGCTGAAGGAAGACTTCGACGAGGCGCAGCAGAAGCAGAAGGAGCAGGCGGCAGTGATCGATCATCTGAATGACATGGTGACAGGCAAGCAAGAACTGCATGAGATCGCTTCTATTCTGCATACGATGGATCAGCGTGGTAAGGACATACAGAACATGATGCTGCAACATCTAGAGGATGATGAGCATGCCTAGTAGTGACAAGAACCACAGCACGCAGTCAGACAAGGCAGCCAGGGCTGACAGGTTTGAAAGTCGCTCGCGTGTACTGATCAATGTTGCACGTGCTCTGCTGGAGCTTGGTCTGGTGATCACAGTGATCGTGATTGCTACGCGTCAGCAGTCCAACACAGACACTACACAGCAGAAGCTAGACAATGGTGCCAAAATCCTACAGCTGATTTCGAGTTGTACAACTCCAGGGCAGGCTTGCTACCAACGTGGGCAGGCCAACCAGGCGAAGATCATCTCCATCGTTGATACTCACCTGGATTCTACAATCCTAGCCTCTGTGGTCTGTGCCAACCGTGCCCCGAACGCTTCCTTGCCGGAACTACGAGCATGCGTGATCAAGGAGCTGCGGTAGTATGCCTACGCCTCCCGATACCATCATTGTGGTCTCCGATGTCACTGTGTACATCTTCGGTAGCAATACTATGTTCCATTCAGGGGACGAGATTGCTATTACATCGCCGTACTACATTCCGCTGCTCCGATCTGGGTATGCAACAGACTCAGGACACATTGGTGCTGGCGATCCAGAGATGCCAGCGTATCGAGAAGTCATTGTCTACTCCGTTGAGGAACCTGACGACGACACTGTACTTGTGTACAATGCAGCTGCTGGCGCTTACATCCCAGTGCCTATCTTTGCTGCGCAGCTCATGATCTGGGGATCCTCACCTGACCTGATGGCTGTGGGAGCAATCACACGTGGTACGACACTGGGCGAGAGTGGGGGTGCAACAGCATTCGACGTGATCTGGCCTCCTGATGGTGCTACTGGATCATTCGTAGGTGTCGAATCTACTGTAGCGCCTGGAACGATTGACAGTTATACAGTTACGCATATCCTCGATGCTGTGACTACTACGTATACACAGCCCACAGTCACTCGTGATGCAACCTCAGGTGCAGTAACATTCCGACCAGCGATTGTGGTGACCTAATGGGCCTGCTTGATCCTGTCGGCGTAACGATCACCCAGCTGGAAGAGGAAGTCTCTGCACAGATTGCAGTCGACCCGCTAGTTGGTGTTCGATCGCTCAGTGCCGTTCAGGACTTGACTGCCGCGTACGACTATCCATCGTTCGAGTGGCTACCTTCGCACACTGTTGGTGGACCTAACCCTATCCTCGACTGGACAGATCTGCGCAACGACTCGATCACTCGCCCGAATCTATTGCCTGCACGTGCATGGTTTGGCAGTAGTGCACTCGATGAGCTTGAATTCTTGTGTAGTACTGACCACGCTGGTGGTACTGGTAACTCAGGCTTGTACATTGCGTCAGCTCCCGATATCCTCGGACCTTGGACTTGGCGCCTTGACAAGGGCACATCAGGACGTATTTATCAAGACGGTGGTGCCGACCAGACAGAAATGCCATCGGCTTACTATGTCGGTGTGCCTCCTGATGGTTATGCCATCTTCTCGTACGTCAACCAGGTAGGCGCGGGTGTCTATCAGGATGTCAAGACTGTACAGACCACTGATGGCTTTACCTGTGGAAGCCCTTACGTGATGATCGGTGGACTACCCAACGCATTGCCGACCTATGGCAACTACGTGGGGTACTTCAAGCCTTTCCGTATTGGGGCTGCGTTGTATGCAGTACACAACACTGGACAGGGTGGCAACGGTGTCATTGCGTTGGCAGCGTCGCTTGACGGTATTCAGTGGGTCTCTGACTACCAAGGCATTGGCCCTCAGAGCTTGTACCTGAGCGACCAGACCAACACGTTCAAGATCCGCAACATCGAACTCTTCCAGTGGCGAGGCAGTGTCTGGGCTATTGTCGCTGTCGGTGTCTCGACGGCATCTGGTGGTGGCAACCAGGCAGGTGCTCAGTTCTACGTAGTGCAGATGTCTCGTGACCTACGCACCTTCGTTGGTGCTCCTGTACTTCTTGACCTTCCAATTCAGGACTGGGAATGTAAGACATACTGCACGTTCACTGCTGCTACAGATGCAGTGTACGTTTCAGGACAGCTTGTTACAGGTCCTGGTGATCGTATCACGTTTGATACAGTAGGAGCAGCTACAGGTATTACAGCAGGTGTGAACTACTACGTAAAGACTATGTCCGGTGATGGTTATACCTTGACACTGTCTACGACACTTGGTGGCGCAACACTGGACATCACGCATGATGGTGAGGGTACGACAACTCCAACAGTACCCAACAGGGCTCAGCAAGTGTGTTCACTTGCAGTTGGCTCTGACTTGTACTTCTGCATTCGCGTCGGCGGACAGCAGGGACGTTTCGGCCTCTTGAAGTTGGTGCGCTAATGATGCTACGCGATCCAGCTGGTGGCTGGATGATCTCTCACAACTCGTACACCGAAAAGGTGTTCGATGCTGCTGACATGGATGTGTTGCCTAGTTGGCTAGACCTTGCATCGGGTTCAGATACTGGCTACACAGTAGCCGTGTCGAATGGGCTTGCAGTTGTCACTTCTGCTACTCCTCCAGGTGCCGGTTCTGACAAGATCGTTGATATGCGATGCCTGATCAACGGCGGTCAGGTTGACTTGTCAGACACCAATATCCAGGCAGTGGCACTTTACCTTGAGAATGCCTGGTGGGGTTCTCAGCTTGGTAACTGGCGCTTTGGCTTCTTCGATCAGCCCATTGGAACTAACCCTACCAAGGGCGCGCACTTTGTACATGTCGCTGGTGGTAGTGGTTCCATGAACCTCAGGTTCAACAACCCTGGTGCTGGTACTGGTTATTCTGAGCTGACCAACCTACCTGGGCCTGCAAGCTCTAACACAGTCAACTACTTGAACCATACGAACTTTGGCATGGTGCTTACGCGCTTCCGTGATCCCGGGCGTACACCTGCAAACGATGCCTGGTTTGCATACCAGATGATGTCGTGGGATTGGCGGCGACGTTCAGGACAAGAAGCGTGGGTTCGTCGAGGTAAGGCAACGCCAATCACCGGTGCAATTACTGGTGGAGCAGCCGGTGGTGATATGTCACCTGGACTTGTGTGGCCTCGCATCTACTTCAAGACGAACGGTAACACGACTCCGATTGTCCTCAACTTCCGTCGACTGACTGTGGGAGCGTGGTTCCTGTGACGCCGAAGATTCGAGGTACAGTTGGTGGCCTGGGTGTCTATGGCGAGCACTCACCTGCTGAACTGAAGATCGATACACTGTCTACTTGGCGAACCAAGGGCGCAAGTAGGTACAGGCAGAATCACCCACCCTGCACTACAGGTACAGTCGGTATTGGCAACAACCGAAAGCACTACACTCCCTTCGACCTATACGAGTCGTTGACGATTGACCAATTCGCCGTGTGGGTTGTGGTCGTTGGTGTTGCGGGGACGCAGCAACTTACGCCCTCACTACACGCTTCGGATGCAAACAACCTTCCGTCTGGTGTAGCCATTCTTGGTTTGGATACAGCTTGTGGTGCGCTAGACCTTACTACAGCGTCTGCAGGCTCGTTGTTTGCGTCTGCTACTTTTGGTACACCTGTGACGATTCCTCCTGGTAGGTACTGGCTAGGTATGTACCAGAAGCTCACAGGGCAGACGACTACTGCCACGCTCAGCTACCTAGCCTTCCACGATCCACGAATTACGTTTGCTGGCACGCTTTCAGCTCAGAGTTATAGTTCAGCATTGTACGAGACTGGTGCCGCATCTGCAGCAGCTGCACCAGGTACTTTGCAGACCAGTACCATTTACGGGTATGCTTCGTGGTTCCGACAGACAGCGTGATGTGTTACTATTATAGTCTTAGTCTTTCCGGTCAGTAAACAGTTCCCTATATACTTGAGGAAGGTAGGGGAGGTAATGTGAACCAGCATTCAGGGTACCTGGTCGATGTCTCGAGCATCCAGCTTGATGAAGGCGACCGTACGAGCTGGATCCAGTTGTTCCCAATCGGGCACTGGTCACACCCCACGTACGGTGACATCGACATCACTCCTGATCGTGTCAAGCGCTTTGCAGACAACGTCAACAACAACGTCCGTGGTCAGCAGTTGAACATTGACTATGACCATGAAGGTACCGTTGCTGCAGGTTGGTTTACCAAAGCGGAAGCGCGAGCAGATGGCGTGTGGGGTCAGGTCGAATGGACTCCCAAGGCCATGCAGCACTTGAAGGATGGTGAGTACAAGTACTTCTCGCCTGACTTCATGGACGAGTGGGAGCAAACGACCACTGGTCAGAAGTTCGAGGACGTCCTGTTTGGCGGCGGTTTGACAAACCGTCCGCACCTGAAGGGCATTCTTCCCATCAATCTATCGGAGGTTGTAGTCAGTGTCAAACCCCAAGTACCCGCGCATCCTGAAGGAGGGTCGCAAATGAATGAAGCAGTCCGGAAGATGCTCGCGGAGAAGCTGGGGCTAGCCGCCGACGCATCCGAGGAAGACGTCAACAAGGCTCTGCTGGCCAAGGAGAAGGAGATGACGTTCTCCGAGCCTCCCAAGAACGATCCACCGAAGAACGAGCCCAAGGATTCGGATCCGTCCGAGATCGAGGGCCTCACGGTGGGTCAGGTCAAGCAGCTCAAGGAGAACCCTGCCATGGGTCCTCTGATGAAGCACATGGAGGGTCTCGGTCAGCAGCTCAAGGAGCAGACCAGTACTCTTCAGCTGGCCGAGGTCGATGCACAGCTCACCAGGCTTCGCGAGACGGCAGTCAAGGCCGGCTATGCGATTCCGCCAGCGGACCTCGAGGAGATGCGTTCGAGCCTCGTTGCTCCTGGCATGACCAAGCAGCTGCGTGAGATGATCACCAAGCCGCTCGAGACCATGCTGACGTCGCGCATCAAGGAACTCGGCGAACGTCGCGGTGGCTTGCAGGTCATTCCTGGTGGCGGTGGAGCCGGCAACGACTCCGATGCACACAAGGAGCTCGCAGCCCGCGTTGCCAAGCTTCGCGAGGCCGACAAGACCATGACCTTCACCGAGGCCATGAATCAAGTCGTGAACGACGACCCGGCGCTGTACCGTGACTACCAGCGCGAGGCCTACGTTCGTGACGCCGACGGCGCAATCGCGCAGGGCTAGGAGGAGGTGAACTAACATGGGTGTTGGTCCGAACTACGGACTCTCCAAGGGCTTCCTGGCCACTGGTGCTACTGCGTACGCGCAGTTCGAGGTTGTTGAGGTTCTACTCAACACGAACACGTCCCTGACTTCAGTGGCGAACGCGATCAAGCGTTCCACTACTGCTGTCGCTGCCGGTGATGCTTCTCGCCTGTTCGGCGTTGTTCAGGAAGCTCTGGATACCGTCAAGCTTGGTACAGGCAAGGCACTTCTAGGTGTCGAGCTCTTCGGCCTCACACGTGTGCTCTGTGGAGCAGCAGTCACTGCTCTCGACAGGGTCACGCCAGATACCACAGCGCGAGTCATCACCGTTGCCAAGGCAGCGGCGGGTGCTCAGCCCAAGCAGATCGTGGGCATTGCGCTGACCACCACAACTGCCGCGGGACAGTACGTTGACGTACTGCTCACTCCCGGCGCTACCTGGTAACGGAGGAGGTGACATGACTAACAAGCCACTACTATGGATCTGCGACCACATCGTCGATCCCAACGTTCCGGTTGGCAGCTTCATCACCAAGTCGGGTGACGTCAAGTACGTCTTCTCGATTGCTGGTGGTGCTGTCTACCAACCTTCGGGCACGGGCGACATCCATCACGACCAGTTCCTGACGGACATCTCCCTTGGCTTCCCGAATGGTGGACTTGTCGCTGAACGCCTCTTCCCACCCGTCAAGGTGAAGAAGCAGTCCGACAAGTACTACGTCTTCGGTCGTGAGGCTTGGCTGCCTGAGGTGGGCGACTACCGCGCACCTGGCACCGAGGCGAACGAGATTCCCGGTCTGACGGTTTCGAGTGACACGTACTACGCTCAGGAACACGCACTCCAGATCGCGGTGACCGAGGAAGAGCGCGACAACGCTGACAGCATCTTTTCGCCTGATGCTGACGGTACCGAGCTCGTCACGTCGAAGATTCTGCTGGGCAGGGAAGTTGCCATGCACGATATGGTGACCAACACTGCCAACTACGCATCCGGCTTGAGCATCACGCTCTCCGGTACGTCACAGTTCAGTGACTACTCGAACTCAGATCCGATCGGTGTCATCAAGACGGGCATCCGGGCTATCAACGCCAAGGTGTTCTTCGACCCGAACACGGCGGTCATTCCGTACCAGGTGATGACCATTCTCGAAGACCACCCGGACATCATCGAGCGCATCAAGTACTCGGAGCGTGCTATCCTGACGCCCGAGATCATTGCTGCGGTCTTCGGTCTGACGGGTTCGGTCATCGTGCCAGGTGTCGGTATCGGTGTCGGCCAGGTCGGCGCGTTCGGCAACCAGATCAGTGCTTCGTACCTGTGGGGCAAGGACATCATCCTTGCATGGGTGCCTCCGCGTGCAGGGCTCAAGATTCCTGCCTTTGCGTACGAGTTCGTCTGGGGCATCAATGGTGGGCTGGCGATGGCTACCGACCGTTGGTCGGAGCAGAAGCGTCTGTCCGACCTCATCCGTGTTCGTAGGCGGTACGACCTCAAGATGGTCGGCGTCGAGATCAACTCGACTTCGGGTGACTTCGGCAAGTCCGTCACGGGCTACCTCATCAAGTCCGCAGTGGCGTAAGGGGGTGTGATATGGCACTGGTTGCACTCACAGTGATCGACCATGGCGAGGTCAAGGACGGCAAGAACGTTCGGACTGTCGTCGAAGCAGGCGAACCGATCGCGAAGTACAAGTTCGACAAGGAGCTCGTTGCCGAATGGCTCGCGCAGGGCACGGTTGGCGAACCACCGAAGTCCGCTGTAGAACGCGACGAGGAGCTCGAGGCACTCCAGGCGAGAGTCGCAGAGCTCGAAGCACAGCTGGCTGAGCCGGAGAAGGAGCCTGCGAAGTAACCATGGCGCACATCGCTGTTGAGGACGCTAACGCTTGGGTTGACCATGTCAAGCTGAGTGTTAGTGTCCTTGACGCTGACCTGGAAGAGTCTCTGTGGGAGCAAGTGGTTGCGCAAGCTGCCCACGCTTACGAGACTTCTACCTGGGTGGATGAGAGCAGCACACCTGGTCTCATTCGTAAGGTGCTTGCCATGTACTACGCAGCCTGGTTCATCAACCGTACCGTTTCTGAGGACGACGACGTAAGCGCGTATGCTGTCCTCTTGATGGCTAAGGCAGACCAGCTCATGTCTGGTATTGCTGCAGGCACGATCGTCCTACCGGACGCGACTGCTACGGCTCTGAACGCCGACGCGCCACTGTTCTACCCGAACGATCTGTCTTCGCTGGCGTGGCCGAGGTACAACGCTCCGTTCGAAGGTTGTCTGGATCGAAGCCTCGGCCCTGCGAAGTTCTCCATGGGAGACTGCTTCTGATGCCTAGCGTTCCAGGCTCTAGGGATATCATCAGCTCGGTCCGTGGCGGATTACGGACTACGAGTACGCTGTCTCCTGCTCTTGTCCCTGACGTTCAGTTCGAGCCCACGCTCGGCATTACTGCGGCTCGCATCGACAAGCTCGGAATGGACATTCGATCCTTCCGAGAGCCATTACTTCGTTCAATCCGTGAAGTGATGGTTCCGAGTATTCGGCGCAATTTCGATGAAGGGGGTCGGCCGCCTTGGGAACCTCTGTCGGAGTTTACGCTCACTCGTCGTGCCAAGGAAGGCAGTGGCACGAAGATCCTGAATCGTACTGGAACGCTCCGAAAGGTAGCTAGCCAGGTCAACATCTGGACGATCACTACGACCACTGCTCGTATTGACAACCTCCCTTCCTCTGCTTGGTATGGCAAGGTACATCAGGCAGGGTACAACGGTTCGATGCGTGCATTGCTCGTGAAGCACAAGGGTAACGTTCAGAAGGCAACAACCGAGTACAACTACTACAAGCGTCAAGGCATCAGTGATGATGCTGGAGCAATTCCACAGCGCCAGTTCTTGATGATTCAGCCTGAGGATGAACTGGCTATCTACGAAATCTTCATGACGTGGTTGGGCGAGCGAGTGACCAGGGCGTTTGGGGTGGAGGTATGAGCCTACTCACCTCTGCAGCTGGCTACTCGCTCGCTCTCCAGACCAAGCTTACTGATCCCGCCAGTACTGGCGTTACAGGTCTGCAAGCTGTGTACTACGGCGATCAGGATAAGATTCCTACAACTCCAGTAGCATGTGTGGAACCTGGTCCGAAGTCGAAGCAGTACAAGGGTGTAGGTCGTATGTCGAAGATCGAGCTCACGGTCTTCATCTATATCTACATCACCACGATCCAAAGTCCTCAATTGAACTTGCAACAGGCCGTTGCAGTAGGTGAGCTGGTGGAGGGACAGATTGACGCAGATCCATTACTACGAGACGTTCATGGCGACCAGCAGCTGATCGACTCCCTTGTTCGTCTGGTTGAACCAGGCTTCAAGGAAGTTGCAGGATCGGTGTATCGCACCGCGCGACTCACCGTTGTTGGCCAGTCACAACTGATACTGCCGATGGGTTAGGAGGAAGACCGGTGACAACTGTACCGAGCGTAACGCTCGATCTACCCAACCAAGACCCAGGCAGTCTTGTTGTGGTAGACGGGCTAGGCGTCTTTCCCAATGGGGAAACGACTCCTATCGAAGACGACGGCCGTGTGGAGGTGTACGTCGCGCAGCGCGGAGGTTTCTGCAATGGCAATGGCGTGACCTTCAGTGGCCTCGATGACTTCATGCTGGAACGTGAAGACATTCCGCCACACACGGTAGAGGTTCATGGTCCAGGTGACGTCGTACAAGTCGATCCGAAGTCGGGTCAGCCTGTCGATCTGGATTCCATGAACATGCAGCAACTGCGCGACTATGCTGAAAAGCTTGGTCGTTCGGATGAGCTGACTGGACTCAGGAAGAAGGCCGACATGGTCAATGTTCTTTCCGCGCCCAAGCAGGAGGTGAACGACGATGAGTAGTCCAGGCATTGGTGCCTCAGGCATTGTGGGTGTGGCGATCGAAGCTGTAGTCGGCACGTACTTGGCACCGACCAAGTTCATTCCCATCATGTCCGAGTCGCTCACACGACCACAGGCAACAACCTATCGACGGCCGATTCGCAACACTTCGGGTCTGGTCGGTGCGTTGCCTGGCAACTCGCACGTTGAAGGTGATGTTCAGTTCGAAGTGACTTCGGACACGATCATCTACTTCCTGCGTGCGATGCGCTGCACGATGGCAAAGACAGGTACGGGCCCTTACACGTACGTGTTCACTCCGTCGTCTGCTGCTGTTGCAGGCAAGACGTTGTCGATCACTGTCGTTCGTAACGGCATTGTGTTCGGCTACGTAGGCTGTGTAGTCGGTCAGCTGACACTCGAGGTCACCGACGGCGAACTCATGGCAACTGCAAGTGTCGTGGGTCTCGACGAGGCTGAGCAGACTCTGCCCACACCTACGTGGCCGACGACAGTTCCGTACGGTGCAGGTACGTACTCGCTGCAGATTCCGACGGCGTCGCAGATCTTCGACACCGATACATTCTCGTTCCAGGTGAACGACAACGCGGACGCGCAGTACCGTATCGACACGACTACTGCTGCGAACTACATCCTGTTCGGTGAGTCTGAGGGCACGTTGACCGTTGCTCGAGACTTCCTGGACCGTACCGAGTACGACGCGTTCAAGGCGCTCACGTCCAAGTCGATCACGTTGCTGGCATCCAACGGTGCAAGCGACCGTGTGACAATCCTTGCACCTGTAGCGATCGTGGACACGTACGAAGTTGGTCTGAGTGCTCAGGGTGACGAGGTGCGAGCAAGCATCGCGTACCAGCTCGCAATCGATGGCACAGGCAAGCACTACTCGATCACGGTTCTATGCCTGACCGAGTCGATCACGTAACACAACTGAATAGTCCACCAACGGGCATATTCCAGAGAGGGGAATGAAATGCCTAATGCAGTCGCAACTGGTGATACCGAGAAGTTCGATCTGAAGACCTGTCCCGATGGGTTCGTGGTACTGCGTTCCATGTCCTACGGGCAGGTTCTTCAGCGCCGTGCACTCATGAAGATGGATGTCGACATGGGTACTGGCAAGAAGGGCAGCAAGAAGGACGAGGGCATGAAGGGTTCTCTCGCAATGGGTTCCAGCGAGGTGAACCAGTTCGAGTTTCGTGTCTGCATTGTCGACCACAACCTGGAAGACGAAACTGGCAAGACACTCAACCTTCACAGCCCGTCGGACATCATCAAGCTCGACCCGAAAATCGGTCAGGAGATCGAGAAGCGGATCAGCGAGATGAACAACTTTGAGGAAGATGACGATCTGGAAAACTAGGTGCCCGCGTGGAGGCACACCTTATTACAGGTAGAGAGCTTGAAGAGGACGTTGCATTTGCCCTCGAGCTAGCATCTGTAGCAAAAGACGTAGGTGGGCTTCCAGGTGCGGGCGGCATTCTAGATCAGGACCCACGCATGATGGTATACTTGGAAGCTGGTCTGTTCGGTATACATAAGTACGAAGCGTACCAACAGAAGCAGGCCTCCAAGGCAAGACCCAAGCGACGAGGGTGAGGAGGGCACATGGCGCTCAGTTCGCACGAATTGTACCTTGTACTTCGTGCGCGCGATGAAGCGACAGGTGTCCTCCGATCCTTTGCTCAGCGCCTCGGACAGACTGACCGCGAGATTGTCTCGCAACAGATTGCACAGATTCGTCGCGCTCGTGAAGCATCCGACCGCGAAGCCAAAGACAAGATTGCTGGTCTGCAGGCAACTCGACGTGAACGTCAGCGTGATATGGCTACCACGCAGGAGCAGATCAACCAAGTACGAGAGCAAGACAGGATCTCCTCAAGTGCTGCACAGCGACGTATTGCAGAGCTTCGCGCACAAGAAGTAGCCACTGGTAGGTCACAGACCGAGTCCATTGCTATGCTTCGGTCTCAGCGTGCTGCCTATCACGATGCAGCAGTTCAGCGTGCAGCAGAGCTTCGCGAAGAGATCGTCCTCGATCGTGAACAGGTTCGTGGCACAGAAGAGCAGATTGCTGCTATCCGTGAGCTGCAGCGAGTAGAAGCTCACGAAGCTGCTACACGTGTCGCTGCACTACGAGAACAGGCTGCTGCTCAAGAAGCTGCTGCTGCAGAAGCCAGGTCTGCTGCCACGGCACGAATGACTCGTGGCTACAGCTTCATCACTGGCGGTGTGCTTTCTGCTGCAGTGGGTGCAATCTCGATCCATGCGTTTTCCGAGATGGCAAGCGCTGCACAAGAGTATAACGCTCAGGTGGCAAGGACTGAGACACAGACCGATAAGGTCAAGGTCAGCCTAGCTAGTCTTGCTGACACTGGTCGCCAGGTCGCTAGCACCTATGCTGTGCAGTTCGACGAAGTGCAAAGTTCCCTGTATGACATTTACTCCTCCATGAATGTCACAGCACAGGGCGCTGCGAAGATCCTAGCCTCGATTGCAAGGGCTTCTGTTGCAGGTGCTGCACCTATGGAAGATACTGGTCGTGCAACGATCGGTATCATGAACGCTTACAAGCTAGGTGCAGAAGACGTCAACCATGTCAATGATGTCATGTTCCAGTTGGTCAGAAAGGGTGTTGGTACCTACAAGCAGTTTGCTGACACGATTGGTCGTTCTGTTCCTTCCGCTATTCGTGCAGGGCAGTCGCTTGAGTCACTTGCAGGCATGCTTGCGTTCCTGACCCGTAATGGTCTCAGTGCTGCAATGGCCTCATCTTCTGCAGCACGTGCTCTTGACTCGATTGCCAACTTCCACACAGTCGAGTCCATGAAGAACTTTGGCAAGGTCGCTGTCAGTGTCTTCAAGGAGGCATTCGGTTCTCAGGCACTTGCCAATGTTGAAAAGGTCAACAAGGGCTTGGCTACCACAAGTGTCCATTTGTTGGATGCACAAGGCAAGATGAAGCCCATGGTCGAAATTGTCCATGAGTTGCAGAATGCCTTCAGGGGCATGACTAAGGAACAGCGTTCCGGGGTTATGCAGGAGTTGCTCAAGGGTTCTGGCGGTACGATTCAGGCAATGCGGTTCTGGAACCACGCACTGAATGACACGAACAACCTCCTTGGACAAATGACTACCAGCATGCAAGATGCTGGTGGAGCTACAGCCGCAGCCTACAAGACGATGGCCAACACGCCACAGGCACAGATTCAAGTCATGAACAACCGTTGGCAGGCTACCAAGACAATCATCGGCAGTTATGTGTTGCCCTTGAAGTTGAAGCTGCTCGGTGTCCTCGTCAAGATCATGGGCGCGTTCGGTCATCTCAACCCTGCAATGCAGAAGTGGATCACGTACCTAGGCTTGGCAGCTGCCGCTACATTGCTACTGGGTGGCTTGCTTGCTGCACTTGTTGGTATCTGGGTAGTATTCACAGGTGCTCTTCGTGCAGCAGAAGTCACCATGGTAGGCTTTGCAACTAAGGCCAGCATTATCATAGCTATACTTGCTGCACTTGCTTACGGTGCGTACTATGTGTACAAGCATTGGGACCAGTTCAGGGGTGTCTTCCAGGATATCGGTAAAGACTTCTCTAGTGCATGGAAGCCTATCCAGGCAGCGTGGAATAAGCTTTGGCCAGTACTGATCGCGGGTGCCAAGAAGATTGGTCTAGCGTTCGAGGAACTAGTTACTGATCTGCACTCGCATTCAGGTCAGATCGGTACCATCTTCGCAGGCATTGGCAAGTTCTTCGCTACGCTGCTTGACCTTGTCAGGGTCTCCTGGCCTATGATCTCTACAATTATTGCTAACGTCATTCGAGGTCTCATACCTGTCATCAACGGGTTGCTCGCTATCTTCAGTGCACTGGGCAGGGTGTGGGATAATATGCCCCAGGATGCACGCAATGTAATAGTGGCAGCAGGTTTGGTTGCATTCGCATTCCGTGGCATGATTACATCGTCCTCGCTCTGGACTAACTCGATTGGTCGTGCTACTACTTCTATTCGAACGAGCTTCGGCAGCATTCTCAAGTCAGGTAAGGCGCTACAAGTAGGTTTGCTAAGCCTGGGCATTGGTAGCATCATTGGCAACTATGCCGGACAGATTGGTGGTGCTAAGGGTAAGATTGCAGGAGCCCTTGGCGGTGCTGCAGCAGGAGCACTTACAGGACTCGCACTTGGTGGCGGACCTTGGGGTGCTGCGATTGGTGCGCTTGCTGGTGGTATTAGTGGCCTGGTTACTTCGTGGGGCAAGGAAGATTCGGCTGCTGACCTAGCCAAGCAGACTGCAGTAGCAGCTTTGAATGCACAGACTGATGCTGCTAATACTCTTCTTGGTGCTCTTCGTGCTACTAATGGAGAGTACAACCTCACGTACCGTAATGCAGTAGTTCAGCAGTTGTCGAAGAAGCTACCTGGGCAGACTGCTTCTCCACTGCAGAACGCAATCACTGGTGGTATCAACCCATACTACGTGGTAGGTGCTGCACAAGGCGACCCCAAGGCACTTGCGCAGATCAAGAATGCATACATTGCATTGCAGAAGAAGTACCTGCCTTACTTTACTAAGGGCGAGAAGGCCGGACAGACTATTCCCTCACAGTACTTTGATCAGGAGGCTGCACTCAAGAGCTTGCTGGGTCAGCTCGTTCAGTACGATCCTACTCTGAAGAAGGTTGAACAGGAGTGGGAAGCAGAAGCCCGTGCAATGAACAAGACACTTACACCTACACGGCTACTCCAGCAAGGTGCAAAGGGTCTTCGAAGTGCCCTTCAAGGTACAGGTACAGCATTGGAGAGCAACTCCAATAAGTACATTGCAAACTCCCAAGATGCTTCACGTAACACGGCTACGATCAAGGAATTCGTTGACGCTGCATATCAGCACTCGGCAGCCAGCATCGAAGACGGTAAGTCTGTGCAGTATGCAACTGGTTTGTACTTCAACCAGATCGGTGCACTGGAGAAGACGCTCGCACAGATGGGCTTCAACAAGCAGGCCATCTACAACTTGATCTCGGGCTATAACAAGGTGCCTAGCCAGGTACGTACGTACCTCGCTCAGCATGGTGTTACTGTTGCACAGATCATGGCAATCGTCAACACCTATGGACGTATTCCTCACAGCCTTTCTACCCTGATTACAGTTTCAGGTGTAGGTAACGCACTCACGCAGCTACACCAGCTGGTAACCTACCTAGAGGCACTGAACTCTGGTGCACACATTGGTATCGACCAGCAGACCGTCGGCGGATCAACAAGCGGCGGACGTCACTTGGCTGGTGCGACAGGTGGTTGGGTTCGTGGGCCTGGTGGGCCTACTAGTGATGACGTTGCTGCCTGGCTGTCCAATGGTGAGTTCGTTGTCAATGCTCGACAGTCCAAGAAGTATGGCAAGCTACTTCAGGACATCAACAACGGTCGTCAGGTCAAGGCATTCGCTCGTGGTGGTGCTGTCAACTTTAGTCCGCCTGGTGGTCGCTACGCCTACCTGAGCAGTCTACACCCCACGACTGCTGGGTACACGAGTGCACTGAATACTCTGCGCAACACAATGCGTAACACCAGGTTCCCAAGCTTGGTGCAGGATCTGTTTGGCACAACTGCAACCCTCAAGCATGCTGCCGACATGATGATTACCTCTGCACACTACGTTCTGACCTCGGTTCAGGGCGCAGCACTTCGTACGCAGGAAAGTGTACTGACACGGCTCTCGACCAACTACAACCGACTCAAGGCACAGATCGCTGCACAGGTTCAGCGTGTGCAAGACATGGAACAGTCTCGCACCGAGCTCAGTGGGAATGTTTCCCAGGCGGTAAGCGGTACGTTTGACATCGGTAGCGAACTGGGTAGCTTCTCTGACATCTATGGCGATCTGAGTCGCGCCAAGAAGGATGCTGACACCTTCAAGGCTGACATTGCCAAGCTGAAGGCTAAGGGCTACGGACCGTACTTGATCTCCCAACTGTACGCAGCAGGGCCAGCTGCAATACCCACGATCGAGTCCCTGCTGAGTGCAAGTCCTGGTCAGGTCAAGGCATTCATGGCAAGCTACCGTGGGCTCAATGCTGATGCTACACAGATCGGCACAGCTGTCGCTGCTAACCTGTACAACGCAGGTATCGCTGCTGCTAACGGTTTGATCCTAGGCCTACGCAAGCGTGAGTCTGCCGTTGTAGCTATTATGCGGCAGATTGCAACGTCCATGATCAACGAGCTCAAGAAGCGCCTAGGCATTGCAAGTCCTGGCAAGGAGTTCATGTCCATAGGCGTGGACAACATGAAGGGCCTCGAGAACGGGCACGACAAGGGCTTCTCGTACGTCAGGTCCAAGCTTGCCAAGCATAGTACTACATTGGCAGACTTGTATCGCGTCGGACCAGATGGCTCGGCCCCTGTGGGCCTTTCGACAGGGAAGACCGGTGCTGGCAAGCATGTTGAGTTCCACGAAGGTGCCTTCCAGATTACCACACAGGAGATCGATCCTGTCAAGCATGCAGCTGACCTTGGATGGGAAATTGCAAGGAGGGTTGACTAATGGCACTAACCACTTACGACGGCTTGACGCCACCTGTTGTACCCTTCATTGACGATACCACGTTCGGTAACTCTGACGTTACAACCGTAGGTGCAGCTTCCGCAGGTGTTGTCAGTATGCCTTATGGCATTCTCGAGAAGAACGACTACCTGCTACTTCAAGTGGTCATGCATAGTGTTACTGCAACTGTAAGTGCCATAGGCTTCGAGGATCTGGGGATCGATTCCTTTACCAAGATCGCTGACGTCGTCAGTGGTAGTTGTCACATGCAGCTTTGGATTGCGCGACTTGACACTGACGTTCTCGAGCCAAGTGATCTGACGTACACGATCACTGAGACTGTTGAAGTCACTGCCAACCTGGTACCCATTCGTAACGCTACAAGTTATGTGGTTGGCACCCCAGCAACTGCTACCTCTGTCACTGTCACAATCAACTACCCCGAGATCGATTGCCAGAATGGCATGATGATGTATGCCATGGGCTGCATGTTTACAGGTGTGCCCTTGAACTACACTGACATCGGTGGCATTGCTTGGGATGGTCCCATAGGTATGCCGATGGATGATCCCAGCGCAGTACTTGATGCAGAGAACGATCCTGTTCAGGGTGAGATTGGTATCTGCATGTCCCAGATTGGTGCTGGTATTTCACCTGTTCAGACTCTGATCTATGACTCTGACATGGTTCGTTGGGCTTCTGTTGGTATCCTATTCAGGGGTCCCACAGTTGATCTTGACGACAACACACTCATGATCACCGAAGATGGTCCTCTCCTCAATGGACCCTTGACAGAAGACCTACTCGTATATGACCTCAACAGCATTGACGGTCTGGATGATATCACTGCAACCCTGAACAGCGATCCAGTTGACGGTGCTGACGGTTCCACTGTTGACGCAAAGTACCGATCTGGTAAGACCATCAACATCGATGGTACGATCCTCACCGGTATTATGCCTCTACAGCAGACTGTGATCGATGACTTGAAGCGTGCTTGTGCACCTAGTGAATCAGGCGTGCCTTGTATCTACAAGCCTGTTGGACTTGACCTGAAGCCTCGGTACCTGTTGGTCAAGCCAGTTAGCTGCAAGGCATTGATCGATCGTACCAGGTCTATGGGGCAGACTGCCTTCCAGGTCCAGTTGATGACGGAAGACACTGTGGCCTACCAGCAGCTCCTATCTGTCAAGTCAGGTCTGCCTATTGCTGACCCTAGTGGTGGGTACAGTTGCTACGTTGATGTGGATATGACGGACAGTGAAGTTGACACATACCCCGTACTGTACTTCAACTACTACCCAGCTAGTGACGGCATTATCACTGACTGGTTGTTCTGGAATGTACTTCGCACGAACATTCCCAACACCATCAACCAGTTGACCTTGAACGACACTACGGATCACGTTCTGACTGCTAGGTGTGCAATGCGCCTCGATCTCAAGAACCGGGTGCTTGAAACAACTGCTGATGCACTTTCGTGGACCAATGTCTCCTCGCTCATTAGTGGTCATGACTGGTTCTCGCTTATCCCGGGAAGGCTCAACAGGATCAAGTTCAATCGCGGCAGTGCACGAGAAGGCTTTACGCTCGTGTACGCAAAGGGGACTGACTAATGCCAGCTCCTGTTGGAAGGCCTGATGGTCGTTACCACTTCGAAACACACGACCATGAAGGGCAACTGCTTGCGTACTTGCCGTACCGTAATGCTCAGGGTGAGTTCATGCTTGGACTCAATGGCGCACAGATGCGTGTTGACGTACCTTACAGGGGCTATGGCTACCTGTCGTACGATACACTATACCCGGGCAAGCACGAGCTCTGGATCTACGACACGAAGCTTCAGATGTATATCTTCCAAGGACCTATCTGGAGTGCAACGCCTAGTAGCTCCACTGGTGCGATCAGTGTGTCAGCACAAGATGCTCTTTCCTATCTGGCTAAGCGCCTGATCATTACCTACAAGCAGTACGAGTCCCCCGATAAGCCTGAGGATGTCTTGGCTGCGTTACTTGCCGATGTCAATGGATATTGGCTCATAAATAGCATGAACAGTAGTAGCATCATGCGCAACGGTTCAAAGGCAATTGACCTTATCGTTTATAAGTCGTACGAGCTCAACAAGGTCTCGGACTTGTTCACCTCTGTCAGTGCGATGGGTGATGGTGTTGAGTTCTACGTTCGCAACGGTACGCTATGGCTTTATGGCGGTGGTATTCAGGGTGACAAGAAGCCACTGTCGATGGAGTATGGTGGCAACATGGATGGTCACTCTGTCGAGTTCAATGCACAGACCATTGCCAATGCAGACAGGTTTGTTGGTGATAATGGCCGCGTAGGTTATGCAGGCAACGACGACAAGAAGACAGAGTACGACATGTTGTACCAGGATGTAACTACTGGTAGTGACCTCACCTCGACTACCGACCTTGCTAATGCAGCTGCTACCGACCTCAAGAACAAGCAGGACACGTTGATCGTTCCTACCATGGTGACGCGCAAGCTAACGCCAATGAAGGACTTCGACTTCGGCACCAACTTCCTGGTGTACGTAAATGACTGGTACGTGCAGCTCAGCAAGGTGATCCGTACAATTGGATGGCAGTTGACTATTACTGGTGGAGACAAGACCACTACAGTCATCTACTCCAAGGATAGCGATACGGTGGAAACATGACCACGCCTAAGCCTACGATGCACACACACAGTATTACCAAGGACATTGTCAACATCAAGCGCTCTATTCGAAAGCTTCGCGCGTCCTTGTCTCATGTACAACCCACAGGGGCCGTTGTTTTGTTTGCCACAAATGGTGAACAGGATGGGTACTTGCCTTGTGATGGAACTGTGTACGACATCTCCGACTACCCAGACCTAGGTCAGATCCTTGGAGACCTTTGGGGTGGTGATGGTATTTCAACCTTTGCAGTTCCCGACTTCAGTGGTGGCAAGATCATCAAGGCTGGAGTTACTGGGGCTGCTGCAACGGTTGGTCAAGTCAGTGGCGTTGATGGCACTGATGACCTTGCAGACCTGATTGGGCTAACCGCCCAGATCAAGATATGACCTGTAGAGGGCAGGAGAAAGGAATGAACATGAAACAAGCTGAACTAGGAGGTGAACATGATTCTGAACGCGTGTGACTTCTCAGCACCTCCTGGTGGGGGTGACTTGAAGGCGCTGGATGCTTTCTACAAGGGCCTCTACAAGGCCAACGTGCGTTGCGTAGGTCGGTACCTATGGCACGACGTTTACCCGAACGGAAAGGGTATCAGTAGCGACGAGCGGAAGATCGCTCTGGACAACGGCATCGGCATCTGGTACAACTACGAGGGCTACAGCAACAACTGGCGTGGCGGTTCTGGTCAAGGCAAGACCGATGGATCCTTGGCACACCAGTACGCTGCGACTGTGGGCGCTCCTGATGTACCTGTCTACTACGCGCTCGATCAAGACCTGGTGACCAAAACGGACTTCGCAACTGGTGCCGACTACGTGTTTGCTGCAGACAGCAGTGAGCATGAAGGTCGTGCCTACGGCGAGTTCGATGCCATGGAGTACATCAAGCGGCCTGGGTTCCAGACCTACGCTTGGAGCGGTGTCGTGGGGCATGTGTCTCAATACACGGCTGTGTACCAGTGGCACAACGGTCAGTACATTGCTGGTGGTCAAGTCGACTACGGGCAAGTGACAAACGCAGCAACGTTGGGGGCCGAGTGGCCGAACGGAAAGGGGCCTGAGGTGGCCGAAGTTACGAACGAGCAGCTGGGTACGGCAATCGCCGACCTGAAGGCTGACCTGATCCACATGCAGCGGGCAGTGGTATCGCTACTGTCCAGTGGGCACGCAATGGAGCCCACCATCTTCGACAAGACGCATCACCCAGCAGCAGTCAACATCCTGGGTGAGACGCGACAGAACACCAGGGACATCCTGGCCGCAGTCAAGGCATTGGAGGCAAAGAAGTAATGTTCACACTGTTGCACGGACAGACCGCATTGGTGGTCGGCTTCATTGCCGCCTACTTCATCCCGTACGTGACAGCATTCGTACATCGTGAGCACTGGCCAAGCATCGTGATGGGTGTCATCACCACAGTGCTGTCGGTGGCTGACGGTTTCTTCTCGACGTGGGCTGCATCATCGAATGTGAGTCACTACGACTGGAAGACTGCTGTGAGTGCATCGTTCGCTGCCTTCGTGATGGCGTTCTTCTCGCACAAGACAGTGTTGAAGGGTACTGAGCTCGAGGACAGCCTTCTCGCTGTTGGTTCGAAGCCTAAGGCAGCTCCCGCACCACCTGCTGTCTAACAGACCGCCTACCCTGGAGCCCTCTCCAGTCCGCCTTCGCCCGCTGACTGGCTCCAGGGTAGGCTTCTGTCTACTTCCAACCCTTGTTGAGTAGTTCCATCCTGTACTGGAGTAGGTCAGAGTCGTTGTGCTTTCCGTGGATGACGTAGTAGAGCAAGTGGGCTGTTGCATCCATTGCATGTGGCTTGCCAGGTAACCACATGCCAAGCTTCTTGATGTGCTCAGGACGAACGAACGTTCTCTTCCCTGCCTTACCTTGGCCTGCACTCTGTTCGACGTAGGAGACTTCGAACTCCTGGCAGAAGAACTTCGCCACACCGATGTACTCACGCGACACAAGTACAAGCCCTGGACGGTAGTCGTTGCGGTATTGGAATCCTTCACAGACCACAGTCAGGGGGGTTTCCTGTCCGCGGCAGTTCAGGTGCTGACACAGTTCTTGGTACAAGTCGTAGTGGTGTTCTTGTGGTCCGAGCTGCTTACGATGCCACAACTTGGTGCTTGCATCGAAGGTCAGAACAGCAACTCCCGTTGTTCCGCCTGGGTCTAGTGCTACGATCTGTTTCATGCATTTCCCTCTCTGCGTGTGGTCTGTGTGACACGGAAACCGTTGTCTCTCTGCAAGTCTAACACGAGGTCCATCAAGGCCTATATAACCACTAAGGCCTCTATGACAAAAGCTATTAGACTCAAGTAGACAAGGTCTAACACGTGTTTCTAAGGTTTCTCAGCCTCGAGGAAATCAATCTGCGCTTGGATCTCATCCCTACGAGCGATCAACCTGGCGATCTGCTTCGTGTTCGATACGACACCCTTGACTCGAACTTCGACGGCATCAGGGTCGGCGTAGTCCTTAGAACTGTAGCCCTCCTTGAACACTACGCGCTCGACAGACAGATCGATAGGCCTACCCAGGATCTTCTCCATCGTGATGTGGTGTGTAAGCTTCCACTTACTATCCACCTTGGTGTAGTGGTACCCGTTAGGTGCTGTACGGGTCGCACCCTCAGCTGCCTTGCTGCCCCTCATACTTCACCCCATGACCTTCCGACTTTGGATTCGACACTGCATGGTACGTAGCTTCC